CATGCTATTCTTGATCTTTCATAGGTGCATTGATAACTGCAATCAAGTCCTGAATTTGCGGTTCACCAAGAGAGTCGTAGATGATGTCATAAAGACGAACCTCCTCGTACTCTTCGGCTGCATTGCAAGCTTCAGAGACTACATTAGCTTGATATTGATCTACAAACTCAGAGGTTCTACCGTCACTGTGGTAGACCACTGCAAGGTACGCAGTGCTACTATTCATAGGACTTCCCTTTCTAGGTATCGTGATAGGTATGAGGAAGAGTCGATGCCAGCCTCCTCAGCAAGTTCTGCTGCTGTTATACCTTGTTTGTTTAGGTACTGTGCAAGCTCTTCTGGTGCAGACATTACAAGATCTAGTAGATCCTCGTACTCCCACATTGAATAAGAACTTCCATAGCTCTTGTCGTTACTACCGAAGTATGAGTAGTCCTCAAGCTCTACAACCTTTGGGTCTCTCTTGAACACCAGCTTAGACCAGTCAGCCTTTAGAAGAGAGTCCCTAAGAGACTCAAGGAATGACAGGTCTTGATACTCCTTTGATGTGTGTTGATGATAGTAGCCAACACTAATGTTGGTGCACTCAGATACAACACCTGCGTACTCGTTAGAGTCGGTATAGATACCACCATCATCTGCTATTAGCTGGGGCATATCAAGAGCATCTGCAAAAGACTTAGCGAAGGCATTGCTTGCAGTCCTCTGACCACACTGGTGGGTGATAACAGACGTAGTACCGAACCTGTCAAACGAGATAACTGCATCTACACAGCTGATCCAGACAGGCTCAGAGGCTACGAGCTCTGTACTACCTATACAACCTGACTCTTCCTCTGCATGGATTACATAGACGGCTGGTATGCCAGCATTGATCATCTCAAGACAGAGCCAGATACCTGTAGTACAGTCAGCACCAAGACAGTCAGAGTCCACAGCCTTGATGGTGTCGCCCTCTATCTTGAGCTCTTGGAAGCCACCAGCAGCATGTACTGTATCGTAGTGTGCAGTAAAGCATAGGTTTGGGTGGCTACCGTCTTTGTTATTGATGGTAAGGATATAGTTTCCAAATACATCAGGTTCTCCAAATACAGGTAGGAGATATGTGTTGGCAAAGACCTCAGTGGCGATATCTCGCCCAGGTCTCTTCCATTGTAACATTTGTTTTAATTGTTCCATTAAGCTGCTTCTTCCTTTTCTTCTTCTTCGGCAAACATCTCTGGGAAGTCACCGATCATGTGTGTTGGTACATAGTCGTTATGGCTCTCGGAGTAAGTAGTGTCATCAAACTCCCAAAGCTCACCCACACACTCACAACATACATAACTGTCGTAGTCTGTACTATAGTTGACTGTGACTGTAATTGTATTAGATAGTGCACGACTACGGACCTGAATAACATCTTCGTCATGGACATACTGTTCTAGGTCTTCAACATAAGTGTAGTTATATTGTAGACAGTTATCACAAACACACCCATGGTCATCAATATAGCCACCCTCTCCGTCTTCCATGTTGAAGCGGTCACCACAGTCAGCACAGTACTCCGTACCCTCGTCCTCAATGTAGCCACTTGTGCTAGAGAGGAGGTGCTCACCTCGTGAGTCAAAGATTAGATACTTACCACAGCTTGATGTTGATGCACATTCGTCCATGTCAGAGTATGGCCCGATAAGACCCCCGCAATCTTCAAGCTTGAGTAGTTTAGCGCCAGACCAGCTTGCACCGTTACTGTAGCTACAAGCACCGATCCTCTCAAGGTGAGCCTCTAGCAAGTCTAGTGACTGCTCACAGACACCATATACAGGCCCGGCCTGTGCGTCACAATCCTCTGTGCCTTTAAGAACAACAACACGACCGGCGATCTTACCCTCCTCACATTCAAGCCATGTGATCTGGAAGTCACCAGAGGCATAACACTCAGCTGGACTAATACCTGAGTCTGTCTCAACACCTCTCATACACGAGTTATGCAGAGCTTTACGAGAGCTTGATGTAGATGCGTTATAAGAGCGTGACAGATTATCAGAGTATGCGTGTGCAAAATCCTCTCTGGCCACACCTGTATGGAGTGTATACACACGCTCTGCATACAGGTCAACATAGGCTTTAGAGATACTCTCAATGGTAAAATCAGACAGTTCTGGCATCATCCACCGTATTGCACGACCAAACTTCATAACTGTCCTACGTCCACGCTTCCAGTCTTTTGCGGTCTTGTAGATAGACAGTGATGATCTGTCCTCCTTGATAAAGATTGGTTGATAAAGATTGCAGATTTGATTGTGTACTGTTGGAGACCTCAAGATCTGTACATCAGCTTCATTGATATAATGTTCACTCAAAAGTTTGGAAAGTTTTGGGTAGTCGTTTGGTGCTACAAAGAACTTTCCCTGATGTTGGACTGCAAGTGTCTCTGCATACTCTTCAAACGTCCCAAACTTTATCTTCTCTGGTGGGAGGTAAACCTCAAGTTCTGGGCTAAGTTCATCAACCTCGTAGTATGATACGCTTGTGCTATTTGAACAGCATTTTGCCAAGTTTGGGTAGAGGTTTTCTGAGATAAGATACTTCTCATCTTGAAAGATGAAATTCCTAAAGGCATTTGATTCTTTAGAGCCAACTTTACAAACTGTGTAGGGTTTCATGATTCAATCTCCTTCTCTTCGAGGCTGTAGTTTGTCACAAGCAGGTTATACATCATCATTGCGGCAACAGTTGCCAAGGGCTCACGAGTTTCTTTGAGCCATGTCTGTAGCTCATCCATGTCTTTTGGTGTGTGAAATAGTCCGATAGGTTGCATAATAGTTCTCCTAAGTGTGTTTGTGTTATACTACGACATAGTATGTGTCAAGGTCTGGTCGGTATGTCCAACCGTCATGTGTCATAGCCATCTCTGGTGGGACAGCCCGAAGTATGCCCAGAGGTTGATCTTTCATAGATATTGAGCTGAACAACAGTGTGCCATATAGGACGCCACGATGTCCTTCTTCTACCAACAGTATTGACTCTTGGTTGTCTACATAGCCAGAGCCAGATACAACAAGGTCAAAATCATCAAGGCGCATGATGTAGCTGTTCTCCATCTGTCCCTTGTAAGATCCGATACAGGGTTTGAGTGTCCCTTTAATGTTCCCAAGTGCTCGCTGTGTGTCAACATGCCGCAAGAACTTAGACACAGTGTGTAGGTCATTGTCATTGTCGACTGCAAAGATAACATAGTTTTTCATCTTCATTTTCCTTCTTGTGTGTTTCTCAGTGGCCAGTAGTATTTGCAGTCTTCACCCTCTGTGTCAAGACCTTTAAAATACGACTGTCGATACTCACAGGGTTTTGTCCCACTAGCAGGGTTTCGGTAACAGTTAGCCATAAGGCTGCATGTGTCACTAAAGCACATAGAAATGTCAGGCATCTTCATTTTCCTTCTGATGTAAAGATATTAGTTTCAACCTCGTGGCATGTCACGAATACTGGGTCACCTGTGTATTCACACCAGCCTAAGCCGTGTCCGTCCCGTAGGAACTCCTCTGTGTCATTTAGGGCATACCCTACCTCGCCTTGTCTAGTTGCCCACAGAGCGGCTGTGTATGTGTCTCTCACGGGGTATTGTGTGGAGTGTAGCACAGCGTCATTGTGTGCAGAGATAATAACGTGAAACATCTTGTGTCCTTCCAGTGTCATATTATACGAGATAGAATGTTTTGATACGGTTCATGCATAGGCCAAAGTCACCAACCATGTATGCCGCATGTGCTCTGTCCAAAGCATCAGCACGTGACCAGAAAACCCGTTCAGGTATGTCCATGTTTACAGCGTCCTCAGCTTGATCGTTAAGCATTGTGTCAATAACTATGCTAAGATTTATTTTGTCGGCAAATACGCGGCCTTCCAAGAGACTCCGCGCCATGTCAGATTTAACGTGTGCCCAAGTGTTCATAGTGTGTCCTTTCGCCATGTGTCATGATAGTAGGGGGTGGGGTTAGAAAAGCCCCCCTGTTTGGTGCAGGGAGGCTCAGTCAAACTTCACCATTCAGTGTGGGCACTCAGCTGTCAATTCTGCCTCAAGAGCTTTTGCGGCCATACGAAGGGCTTGAAGGGCGTCAGCGGTAGAGATAGCCCCAGCGTCCAGCTTTTTGTGAACGCTTGTCAGATAGGCTTTGGCAAGATCCTCAGCCGATACAGGCTTTACGTCAGGCTTTTTGTCACCTTGCAAGAGGTCAGAAATCACTTTGCCTTGAAGAACATTGCCTTGCTCAGCCAAAGATTTGAGCTCAGCCAGTCTGTTTTTATTATAGGTCGCACCTGTCTCTTTTGAGAAACGTAGGCCAGTGCGGTGCTTTGTGTCTTTTGAGAGCTTCCAACCAGCCAGAACGTGGCCAGCCATTTTGCGAAGTGTCGCACTGTCTTTTGGGTTGGCACCACTGATCAGCTCAGCCAATGGCGTCCAGTTTTCTTCCATAGTCTCTACACATTCAACGAATAACAGAACGTAGTCGCGTCCAGCATTCTTAGAACGAGTGTGTAGTCTTTTGATACGGCTTGAAAGATTAGACATAGTTTTCTCCATGTGTCAGGTTAAGATGCACCACCATGATGCACCCTACACTAACACACGGAACACACACCTATCCATTAGACATAATCTATCTGGGTTGGCCCAGCATATGGATAGAGAGTGTGTCCATGTGTCAATACACTTTGCCCGTGCCAATTTGGGCGCTCGCCGCGCTTAGTATGTGTGGGGTCTTGAGCCGTTGCCACGGTCAACCGAAAGCGTATTCCACGTTACCAATAACAAGAAAAGCCGAGCAATTCTTGAAAGAGATGTTGTGCCGAACCTATGCAAGCTGTGGCCTATACCACGCATAAGAAAATCCGAACGCCTATTACATAGGGTTTTGTCTGCTCCGCGTATAAACCCCGCGTCTGGGTCAAAAGAGCGTGGGGGAAACCCCCTAGGCCGTTGCGGTGATCCGCTAAACCTTGAGACGTTTCTATCAAGGCAAAACACCAGGTGCAACACCTTTTTTCTTCAATGATTTCAATGACTTACCGCTAACCCATTGTTTTTATTGAATAATTTTCTTTCATCTTTTTTCACATTCAACATTCGGAATGTTACCCCCCTTTTAAAAGAAATAGAAAACGCGCGCGTATATATAACTACCCGCGAGCAACCTAGGGTTGAACCTATAGCAGCAACACAACCTAAAAGAGAACGACAAGAACGAAAAGAGAACAAGATAGGAACAGGATAGGAACCTCTTTTTTCAGCACCTGAACCACCTCAAAACGCAAGGTGGCCACCAGAGAGGCTAATTTCGACCCCTACGGCGTTTTCACGGTTTGTTCCCCTAGTTTGTTCCCCATTCGTTCACGCTTTTTTAGTTTTACAACGTGAGGTTGCAAAGCGTTATTGAACACAACCCACACGAGAATCGGGAGGGATTCACTTATAGGTTGCAAGGGGGGTTTTGGTTCAACCTTTGGGCGAGTGATGGTTGGTGCAACCTATGGGAGAGTTTCTGGGATTGTATATGCCCTATAGGTTGCACTCCCCCCAACGTGTATTCTGTAAAAGTTTGCAACCCAAGGTAGAAACACATTCAAATTCAACCTATAGGAGAGAATAATATTCTTTTTCTACCTATGCGAGAATCAATTTGAGCCTTATAAACAAGGGGTGGGCGTGGGCCATGGGGGGGATGTACGTTATATATATACCCACACTGACAGCGGGGGGAATTTTTACTTTTGTAAAGCAGCAAAAGTTAACAGATTGCTAAAATAGTGTTATATTATAACATTAGGTACTATATTACCCCATTTTACAACTAAGCATTTTAAGCCGCTGAGAAGGCCTCTAATAGCTCTGGGCGGGGGTAGTAGCCAAACAGCCCAAGATGACGCTGTAGACCCCCTTACAGAGCCTCCTACGACTATTCTAAGCCCTGGCGGGCGGTCTACCTTCATGTTAATACCATCAAAAGGTGATTTAGGGCTCTTTCCTAGCTTTTGAGAGAGGGGGTAGAGGAGGTGAATAAAGTTATAATTTATTTTCATCTCCCTCTTGACATCCTTTTGGTTCGCGGTATATAATACTTTAAGTATATACTTAGAGGTTATTACCTTAAAGGTAATACTTAAAGGTAGTACTTATAGGTTTACAACTTAGAGTCTTATTATCTCTTATTAGTATATCTATTATAGGTAATAATACCTTAAAGTATGTACACAAAATCCCAAAATATCTTTAGATCTCTAACCAAAAAGGAGGAGAAGAGTTTTTGTCGTCCTCTTTAGGTAAAGAGCTTGACTTCAATGACTAACTCCATATAACTACTATGCAAGTATACTCTAGTGATAATGTCATTGAGGAGTTCTACAAAGCTCTTGTCAGTGGCGACCCTAACAGACTACGGAGAGTACATATTCCAAGGTCTGATGTCTTCTACGTTCGTAGGGCTTACTACGAAGCGACAGGGAATTGGGAGACACTAGATCGAATTGAGAGATGTATGTACCTTGAAGGTATGTTATCTTCTTCAGATGTTTTTGAACCTCAGAGAAAAAGAGATTGGGAAGATGTACCAATTGGGGGTGAAGAGTCAGAGCAGACTTAATGGGGTTCACCCTGATCTTGTCTCTGTCGTTAAAAGAGCTATTGAGATCACTGAACAGGACTTCACAGTTCTTGAAGGTTTGAGATCAATTGATCGTCAGAAAGAGCTTGTAGAGTCTGGTAAGAGTACCACAATGAACTCTCGTCATCTGACTGGTCATGCTGTTGATATTGCTCCTTGGCCTATCTCTTGGGACTGGGATCACTTTTACCCTATTGCTGATGCAATGAAAGAATCTGCAAAAGAGCTTGGGGTAGATATCGAATGGGGTGGTGACTGGAATAGTTTCCCAGACGGCCCCCACTTTCAACTTAGCTGGGGAACATATCCAAAATGAGCCAAGACTCGCAGTGGCACTTGTCAAAGAGTGTCCCAATTACTTTTATCTTAGCTATCATTATGCAAACAATTGCATTGATTTGGTTTGTGGCAACACTACGTAATGACGTAGATTCTAACCAAAAAGAGCTTCTAAGACTTGAAACACGTACAAGTGGCCTCGAGCAGGTTGTGCAGAGTCAGGCAATTACGCTTGGACGTATAGATGAGAATATAAAATCTATCCGTATGATCTTAGACAGTATGGCAAGAGAAAAATGAAGACCTTCAAGAGGGAGTTGGCAGTAATCCTACTTCTCTGGTTGGTCTACATTGTAGAGGTAAAAGGGATTGAGATTGTTGAAGTTCTTGTGTGGCCGATCTTCTCTTTTGCTGCTGCTGCTTTTGGTTTTGATCAGTATGCCAAGCTGCAGCAAGGGTCCACTAAGTCTACTCACCGGGGGAGGTCCGAACGTAGCGGCCAACGTACAGGCGGGGAAGACAAATACCCAAACTCTGGGTACGACAAATAATATAGCCCCTACAGTGAGTGTAAGACCTCAGGGCAGGGTAGATACCATAGACCAGTCAGTTACTACCTCTAAGGTCAGCACAGACGCTCCCAGCACTATTGTGATCAATGAGGTACCTGTCTGGCTGATATTACTGTTTGGAGTTCTCTGCGGATTCCTGATCCCATCTCCAGCAGAAATTATGAGAGGAATTATAAATGCCTTCAAGCCCCGGGTATAAACGTAACTACAAGCAAGAGGCTAAGTACCACGCAAGCCCAGAGCAAAAGAAGAAGAGAGCCTCTAGGAACGCTGCACGTGCAAAGCTTATGAAAGCCGGTAAGGTTAAAAAGGGTGACGGCAAAGATGTTGATCACCGTAACGGTAATCCAAAAGACAACAAGAAGTCAAACCTAGCAGTTAAGTCAAAGTCTGCAAACCGTTCCTTCCCAAGAAACAAAAAAGCTGGTAAGAAGTAATGGCCGAGAAAAAGAAAAAAGATTCAAGACTTGAACGAGCTGGTGTTAGTGGTTTTAATAAACCAAAGCGCACACCCAATCATCCAAAGAAGTCTCACGTCGTTGTCGCTAAAGAGGGTGATAAGATCAAGACTATCCGTTTTGGAGAGCAGGGTGCAAGCACAGCTGGTAAACCTAAAGTTAATGAATCTGACAAGATGAAAAAGAAACGTGCATCCTTTAAGGCACGTCACGCAAAGAACATTGCTAAGGGTAAGATGAGTGCTGCCTACTGGTCGGACCGTACGAAATGGTGACTGAATTAGACAATGGACGTTTTGCTAAGGATTGCCCTCAGTGCGGGGTTCAGCAGACCTACCTGCGTAAGAACTATGCAGTCGAGTCAAAAGTGCTAGGTAAGCGCTGCAAGGCTTGTACTAATAACGACCCTGAAAATAATGCCCACAAGGGTTACTACAAAGGTGTTCTTCGAGCCTCTTTTGCACATAAGTATAAGACAGGTGCTGAGACGCGTGGGATTGAGTTTAGCGTTTCTTTTGAGGACTTAGCGGACTTGCTTATAGAGCAAGACTTTGAGTGTGCACTATCGGGGGAAAGCCTTGATGCAATGGGCCTCAACAATAACGCCTCACTAGATCGTATAGACAGTTCCTTGGGGTACATTAAAGGTAACGTACAGTGGGTTACGTCTAAGGTAAACATGATGAAACAATCTTACAGTCAGGATGAGTTTATTGCAGTGTGTAGAGCAGTCTCTGATAAGGCTAAGTGGTGATTCATGCCTGTAGCTAAAAAGAAAACCAAATCGAAGGTCAACGAAGCAGGCAACTACACAAAGCCTACTATGCGTAAGAACCTCTTTGAAAAGATTAAGGCTGGTACTAAAGGTGGTAAGGCTGGGCAGTGGTCCGCACGGAAGGCTCAAATGCTTGCTAAAGAGTACAAGGCTAAAGGCGGTGGCTACAAATGAGTGCTAAAAAGTCTTCTCAGAAATCTTTAGACAAATGGACTAAAGAGAAGTGGGGTACCAAGTCTGGTAAACCCTCCACACAAGGTCCAAAAGCTACCGGAGAACGGTACCTTCCAAAGAAAGCAAGAGAAGCCCTCTCACCCAAAGAGTATGCTGCTACTTCTGCTAAGAAGCGGGCTGACACAAAAAAGGGAGAACAGTTCTCAAGTCAGCCTAAGAAGATTGCTAAAAAGACTGCAAAACATAGGAGCAAGTAATGAAAAAGCAAGGTTATATGGGTGGCGGAATGGCCATGGACACTAAAAAACCAATGGGCTATATGGCCGGTGGTATGGGTAAGAAGAAACCTGGTTATGCAAAAGGTGGCATGGTTAAAGCGAACTGTGGTGCCTCAATGAAACCAAACCGTAAGGCGAAGAAATAATGGCTGAGAAGAAAAAGAAAAAAGGCTTGTACTCAAAGAAGCTTAAAGACATCAACAAAGATGGTAAGAAGAACTTTGGTGATACCTTCCTTGGAGACCTTATTGGTGCCGATGGTAAAGCTGGCGTACAAGGCCCAGGTATGAAGTCTTCACTCAAGGGTGCTCGTAGAGTCTCTGACGAAGATAAGAAAAATAAAAAGAAATCTTCAGCTGCTAAAAAGCCTGCGGCAAAGAAAAAGTCTATGGTAGATACCACAGATGATGCACGTTCAGCACGTACCAATGCTCCAAGCACAAAACGTAAGTCCACTGTAGACACTACAGATGATGCACGTTCAGGACGTACCAATGCGCCCTCTGGCCCAAAGCTAAAGCTTAACGGTGTTACTTGGGAAGAGTACTTGGACATCACTGGCAACAACGCACTTAAAAGGCTTGCTTATGGTCTTCCTGCTAACCTGTCTAAACAAGAGTTTATGAAGAAAGCTCGTGAGTCTCAGAAGACAAGCAAAAGAACTGTAGACACTACAGACGATGCGAGAGCTCGCCGTAAACGTGTGAACTCTGTTCCTGGCAAACAGGGCCCCTCTATTCCGGGTATGGCTAAAGGCGGTCTTGTCAGCAAGTCTCGTAAAGGTCACACAGACCACCGTAAGAAAGGTCTTTTTAAATAATGTTTGAAAGTCATAAAAAAGAACTTGAAAAGCTCGGCTATAAGGTGTATAGTAATAAAGTCACTGGGCCAAAAGGTGACGTTATTGCCTCAGTAAACCCTTATGGTACTGTTGAGAGTAAAGATCCAGCAGTGCTGGAGGCCCTTAAAACACCCATTAAACCTAAAAAAGTTGCTAAGAAGCCTTCAGTAAAAGATCCAGAGGTTGAAGTTGTACGAGCACGTACAGAATCTGGTGAGTTTGTATCTGATGACCCTTCTACACCAGAGGTCAATGAGGCTTGGGTGGCAAAGATCAAGAAAAAGGTTGCTAAAAAGTAATGCTGACAAATCCCGGCAAACCAGCACGTAGACAAAGCTTTGGTGTTTCCTGTGAAACAGAGGACCAAACAGAAGTTTTGTACACTTGTCCAGCTAATTGCCGGGCTGAGGTGGAGATGCTATTTGTAGTCAATGCTAACGGTAACACTACAGTAAGTGGCACTTGGTATGACCATAGCGCCTCCACCAGCTTCAGCCTTATTGGCGGTAAGAATATGACCGCCGGAGAGTTTATCCTCCTTACTGGGGCAACACTTGTCCTTGAACCGGGTGATGAAATTGACATTACCCCTTCAGGTAACTCAACCCCAAACATTGATGCTATGTGCACTGTAGTTGAAACCTTTATGCCAGTTGGCTAATTGGTCATAACGGGGTTGCAATATAAGCACTACTCCCACACACTATATTAGGTATAACTACCCCCAGCATAAGTTCATGGAGGTAACAATGCTTAAGAAGATTTTTGACGTAATTTCTGAAATTCAAACAAAACGTGCAGCTTACTGGCAGCTACGTGCTCTCTCAGACAAACAACTTAAAGATATAGGTCTATATCGAGGCGATATTTATAACATCGTTTACGGAGAAGACTAAAGGATTCAGAATGGCTAAGAACCTGAACGAAAAACAACAGAAGTTCTTGAATGTACTCTTTACCGAGGCAGGTGGAGACTATTTGCAGGCTAAACGGCTTGCTGGTTACAGTGAAAACACTGCAACTTCCGATATTGTGAATGTACTGCGTGAACACATTGCTGAGAAAACTGAAGAGTTTATCGGTATTAGCTCTGCAAAAGCTGCATACACAATGTATGATGTTCTTATTAACCCCACGGAGATGGGAAATAAGGAGCGTATGACGGCAGCAAAAGATCTTTTGGACCGTGCAGGTTTTAAACCAAAAGAGAAAGTAGAAGTTTCTGCCCCCAACCCGCTGTTTATTTTACCAGCAAAGAGCGATGAGTAATAAAAAACCAGAACTATTCCGGATTCCGGCCCCTGATAAAGACGATACAGGTTATAAGTTTTATCCAATTGTTAGAATAGGACGGGTTGTCCCATTTGGCTATAAAAGAGATCCAAATGATGATGAGGTTCTACTACCGGTTGAACACGAGTTAATTCTTCTTGAAGTAGCTAAGCAACACTTAAAGAGCTACAGCCTACGGGACGTAGCAGCTTGGCTAAGTACAAAATCAGGGCGTAGTATATCACATGTTGGTTTGCAAAAGCGTGTAAACGCAGAACAATACAAAGTTAAAGAGTACGTCGATGCAAAGAGACTCGCCAAGAAGTTTCGAGATGCGTACCACAAAGCTAAAAAACTTGAAGCGTCTCGACTTGGTTTAAGAGATCCACTAGAAGAAGAGATTGATGATGAGCTCTACTCCGGCCTCGATAAAACCATCAAAGGTTGATACGGCAAAAGCTCAGAATATTATCTTTCAGCCTAACCCAGGACCACAGACAGACTTTCTTTCGTCTTCTGAGCAAGAAGTTCTCTACGGTGGTGCTGCTGGTGGTGGTAAATCTTTCGCTATGGTTGCTGACCCTATCCGCTATGTGAACAACCCAGATGCAAACATGCTTCTTGTTCGTCGTAGTACAGAGGAACTTCGAGAACTTATCTCAGTCTCTAAAAAGCTTTACCCAAAAGCTATTCCAGAGGCAAGGTTTCTTGAAAGGGATAAGACCTGGGTGTTCCCTTCGGGTGCTACACTGTGGATGTCTTACCTAGACAGAGACGATGACGTTACACGGTACCAGGGTCAGGCCTTTAACTGGATTGGCTTTGATGAACTTACACAGTGGCAAACACCTTTTGCCTGGAACTATATGAGATCACGTCTCCGTACTTCAAGAGACAGTGGGCTTAAGCTCTACCAACGAGCTACTACAAACCCTGGCGGTGCTGGTCACATGTGGGTGAAAAAGACCTTTATTGACCCTGCACCACACAACACACCTTTTTGGGCCACTGATTACGATTCAGGTGAAACTATTACTTGGCCAAAAGGACACGCTAAAGAAGGTGAACCACTCTTTAAAAGGCGGTTCATCCCAGCCACACTCTTTGACAACCCATACCTTTCTGAAGATGGTATGTATGAGGCTAACCTTCTCTCACTACCAGAGCACCAAAGAAGACAACTTCTTGAGGGTGACTGGACAACGAATGAAGGTGCAGCATTCCCAGAGTTTACTTATAGGGATCACGTTATTGAACCCTTTGACATACCAAACAACTGGCCACGATTTAGGGCTGCTGACTATGGGTATGGTTCTTATACAGGTGTTGTATGGTTTGCTGTTAGCCCCTCTGAGCAACTGATTGTCTATAGGGAGCTTTACGTCTCCAAGATGACAGCTGTTGACCTTGCTGATACAATCAACGAGATTGAGCACGAAGCAGGGGATAAGATGCGTTATGGGGTGCTTGACTCCTCACTCTGGCACAACAGAGGTGACACAGGGCCAAGCCTTGCAGAGCAAATGATTGTACGTGGTTGTAGGTGGAGACCTGCAGATAGAAGTAGGGGATCTCGCGTAGCTGGTAAAAACGAACTGCATAGACGTTTACAGATCGACGAATTTACTGAAGAGCCACGTTTGGTCTTCTTTGACACTTGCAGAAATATTATTGCACAGCTTCCCTCACTACCACTTGATAAAAACAACCCGGAAGACGTAGACACAAAAGCTGAAGACCACCTCTATGACGCTCTAAGATATGGCGTTATGACAAGGCCCCGAAGCAACTTATTTGATTTTGATTCTTCCGGCGGAAGATCTGGGTTTCAAATTTCTGACCCAACTTTTGGATACTAAAAGGAAAAACTGATGGACGAATTTGAGGACATGATGGACTCTGAGCTTTCACAAGCTCTTGAAGATGTCTCTGAAACGGCAAGCTTCGACAAGGACTCAGGTTCTGTAGAGAGTTTTGTTCAGCACAAGTTTAAAAAAGCTAAAGACTCTCGCCTTGTAGATGAAGAGCGTTGGATTAAAGCTTACAGAAACTACCGTGGTATCTACGGTCCGGATGTACAGTTCACAAGCACAGAGAAGTCTCAGGTCTTTGTCAAAGTAACTAAAACAAAAGTTCTTGCTGCATATGGGCAAATCATTGATGTCCTATTTGGTGCAAACCGCTTCCCGATCACAATTGACCCTACCACCCTGCCAGAGGGTATTGCAGACTCAGTATCTCTTGAAACAAACCCAGAGCTTGTCAAAGCTGCAGGTAGTGGTGAGACTGAGTTGCGTCCAGGTGAAACAATGGTTGACCTCCGTAAACGTCTTGGTGGCATGGGTGCAAAACTTGAGCCAGTAGCTGACCGTTTGGTTGAGGGCCCAGCGCAATCACCTACACAAGTTACCTTCCATCCTGCACAAGTTGCAGCAAAGAAGATGGAGAAAAAGATCCACGATCAGCTTGAAGAGTCTAATGCACGTAAGCAACTACGTACTGCAGCCTTTGAGTGTGCTCTTTTTGGTACTGGTGTTATGAAGGGTCCATTTGCTCTCGATAAAGAATATCCAAGCTGGGATGAAGAGGGTAACTATGAACCAACAGTAAAGACTGTACCCAAGACCTCTTCTGTTTCTATTTGGAACTTCTATCCAGATCCAGACGCAGCAAATATGGATGACTCCGAGTTTGTTATTGAGCGCCACAAACTTTCACGTAGTCAAATGCGTGGGCTTAAACGTAGACCACACTTCCGCAGCAATGCTATTGATACTGCTATTGGTTATGGTGAAAACTACGACAAAGAGTGGTGGGAACAGGTAATGGAAGATGGCGAGAACGGAGAGCAAGCAGAGCGCTTTGAAGTTCTTGAGTTCTGGGGTTACGTTGATGTTGAACTCTTAGAAGATCACGACATTAAGATCCCAAAAGACATGCGTGATCTGGAGCAAGTAAGCGTTAATATCTGGACCTGCAATGGTCAAGTAATGCGACTTGTTCTTAACCCGTTCACACCATCATACCTGCCCTACTATGCCGTACCTTACGAAGTTAATCCATACAGCTTCTTTGGCATTGGTCTTGCAGAAAACATGGAAGACACTCAAACTCTGATGAACGGGTTTATGCGGATGGCAGTGGATAACGCTGCACTCTCAGGCAACCTGATCATTGAGGTAGATGAGACCAACTTGGTTCCAGGCCAAGACCTCTCAGTCTATCCCGGTAAAGTCTTTAGACGCCAAGGTGGTGCTCCCGGTCAAGCTATCTTTGGTACAAAGTTCCCCAACGTAGCAAACGAGAATATGCAGCTGTTTGATAAGGCACGTGTCCTTGCAGACGAGTCTACAGGCTTCCCATCATTTGCACACGGTCAAACCGGTGTGTCTGGTGTAGGGCGTACAGCTTCAGGTATCTCAATGCTTATGAGCGCTGCTAACGGCTCTATCCGTTCTGTCGTCAAGAATATTGATGACTACCTTCTTTCCCCTCTTGGCAAAGCATTTTTCCACTTCAACATGCAGTTTGATTTCGATGATCAGATTGTTGGTGATCTGGAAGTTAAAGCTCAGGGTACAGAATCACTGATGGCTAATGAGGTACGTAGTCAACGCCTCATGCAATTCCTTGGTGTTGTACAGAACCCTGCACTTGCACCATTTGCTCGCACTGACTACATTATCCGTGAGATTGCAAAGTCTATGGATCTTGATCCAGATAAGGTTGTCAACTCTATGTCTGATGCTGCTATTCAAGCAGAGATTCTCAAGAAGTTCCAAGAGCAAAATCCAGCCCCAGAGATGGTCCAAGGACAGGTAGCAGGTACCCCAGGCCCACAGGGGGCTCAGGCAGGCCCTCCAGCAGGCGCACAGGCCCAAGACACCACTGGGGCAGGTGGAGGTACCATAGGTACTGGTACAGCCCCTCAGCCGGGAGAACAGGGCTTCTCAGGTAACACCGGTGGAGCAGCTGCATGAACCTGAAGCCACTCGTAAATGATAAAGTCCTCTGGAAAGATTTTCTGGAGGAACTTGACCAGAGGGTGTCAGAACGGCACCGTGCACTGGAACAGGTAACTGACCTGCCAGATGTCTACAGACTACAGGGTGAGATTGCTGCCCTAAAAAGACTAAAAATGCTTAGGGAGAAAGTTAATGGCTAGAAAAACAATTGTTTCAAAGTCCCTAAGACCAAAAAGTCGAGAAGAGGCTTTAAAACAGAGAGAGGAAAGAGAGTTTAAAGAAGAATCTGCAAGACTCTCCTCTGAAGATTTTGGTGACACAGAGTTCAGAGTAGGTCTCGAGGACCAACTTTCCTGGAACCCAATTGCTAGACTTGGCTATGACCCAAAATCTGGTAAAGTAGATCAGCTTATTAGTGGTAAGGGTGGATTTGCTGGACACATCCCCGAGTCAAATACACAAGAGTCCGTAGATAACCTCTTAAAAAGCAATAAAGATTTTTCTAATTTTGTTGGTAAAGTATCTCCGGGGGATGTTTTTCTTACACCCAACCTTGCTGAATCCCCAATTTGGTCTCATGAATACACACACAAAGGTGTGGGTAAACTTGAGCAGTACTACAAAAAAGACCCTGAAGGTTTTAAGAAAAAGTATGGGGTAGACGCCACCAATCTACTTAAAAAAATGGCTAAGGGGGGCGAGAAAGAAGAAGCCTTTACTGAGTTGTTTGATGACCTTTCAAAAGAGCTTCATGGTATTAGGGAAAATATGTCTGGTTATGCGGACTCTGATTTTTCTCCCTCTGTAGAAAAGGGCAGAGATAGACTCCAAGAGGCTTTAAAAAGTTCAAGAGCGTCTGACTTAAGTAATATTGGTGTTCACAGCCTTGAAACACTTCTTGGTGTCGGTCTTAGAGGTTCGGTTGGTTTAGCCCTTGCAGCAGAAGACCTCTTAAAAGAGCAAGGTGAACCGCCACGCTCATATCAAAGAAAGCCAAGTTGGTTTGAGACACTTAAAAATAAAATTGGGTTTGCAGAGGGTGGACTTGCAGATGATGGTATGGAACGTAAGACTGCTGCAGATAAACAGACAGACACCTTACTAGGTGCAACCCCAGAAGAGTGGTCAAATTATACCGACAAACTTGTATCTGAGTATGAACCACTAACGGAAGTTACGCTTAAAGATTTGGCGACTTTTGTTGCCGAAATGACCCCTATTATTGGGGATGCTATGGCAGCTAAAGACATATATGAGGAGCTTAAAAAGGAAGAGCCTAACTACTATTTAGTTGGAGCTCTGGGAGGTGCTACTCTTATTGGACTAATACCTGGCCTTGGGGACGTTGCAGCTAAGGCTATTAAAAAGGGTGCTAAAGAAGTCTTTGATGTAGCTAAGCGCGTAGAGATCGACCCCGATGCTGTGGGTTCTTTGGGTGGGAATGTTAGATTAAAACCCTCTGATAAGCCTATTAAAAACCCTCCACGTTTTAACGAAGAGGCCTTGCGTGTCGCAGCCAATCAAAATGATAAGTCTAGAGAAATTCTTGTGGATATGCCAATTGAGGATTTTCTTCAAGCTGCTAAAAAGGATCTTAGTGCTGAAAAACTAGAAAATACCAGGAAGCTTGTCTCCGAAGGTAAGCCATTTGATTCGGTGCCATCGCTCTCATTTAAGAATAACGCAGACGGAACTGGCAAAGTTACAGGCCACGATGGGCGTCACCGTGCAATTGCTCTCAGAGAACAGGGTGAAACCACAATACCTGTTCGCCTTATTAGTGAAGGTGGGGACGGCCCTGGAATACGTTGGGGTCAACAAAACGACCCAGACAGTTTTGATTATGTAGATGTCATACCTCAAAAATTAATAGAAGAAGATGGTACTTCTTTAGTCAGTATGCCAGAAAAAGCAGCTAATATTAGGCTCACTAAGAACACAACCAAAAAACAAAAGTATGCAGAGGGTGGAGAAGTAAAAACTATGGAAAAACAGATGAACCTCTTTGAGGCAGGTGGCCTTGCTGATGACGGCATGGAACGTGAGCCTGTGACAGGTAATGAAATTCCACCAGGTTCAATGGCCTCTGAGGTTCGTGACGATGTACCTGCACAGCTTTCTGAGGGTGAGTATGTGGTTCCAGCAGATGTTGTAAGATATTTTGGTGTGAAGTTTTTTGAGGACTTGCGTGGTGAAGCAAAGTCTGATATGATGGAAATGGAAGCAGATGGACGTATTGGTGGTACACCAGTAGATACCAATGGCATTCCTTTGGAAGAGGACGAAGCCCTTACACCAGAAGAAGAAGCTATGCTTGCAGAAGCAATGGCTGCTGATCAACCACAAGGCATGGCCAGTGGTGGTGTAGTTAAAGGTTTTTCTGACGGTGGGCTTCAGACTACAAGTTATGTTCCAACTTCACCTTACTCAGTTGGTGGTGCATATAACACAGCGGGTGCTTATGGCTCTAGCGGAGGTTTTGAAGCCCGTCAGTATGTTGACACTTCAACAGGTCAGACAAGAACTTTTCAGTTTCTAAACGGTAAACCTATCAGCTTTATCCCAAAGAACTTTGTTCCTGCAACTAAAGCTGCACTTGAACAAGCACAAAACGCTGAGACAACACAGTCACAAGGTACTGGAGTTAATACCGGTAGCTTCTCTGGTGGTGGTGAAGGTCCAGGCAACCCTGATAACAACAATCCAAATTCCTCGACATCTGGACAGGGACTACGTGGTATTGATGTGAATGACCCACTAAGTGGTGTTTCAGATACAATTTCAAATGCTGGTAAAATTGGTGGTACGCTGGGTGGACTTGCTGGTATGGTTGGACTTGGCCCGCTTGGTGCAAGAATTGGTACTAATATAGGTAAAGGTCTTGGTACAGCGGATGCCCTCTCTGATGCAGCTGCTTCTATTGCTGTTGCAGAAACTCTTGGTTACGATGTTACGGAAGCTCAGGAAGCCCTCAATGAGGCGTTAGATGGGCTTAAAGGGTCTACAAAGTCTGTGACAATTAATTCAATAGAAAACCAAACAAAATCCGCTATGGACGCACTTTTTAGTTTTGAAACCGTAGACTCAGGGATGATTAACGCTACAAACCCAGAAACAGACCCAAATAGCTCTTTTCAGTCTGTAGACGCTTTTAATGAAGCTATGGAAGCAGTTGCACCTACAGGTATGAGCTATGACGCAGATTCAGGGAGCTACTCCTCTGAAGGGGGTCTGGGTACTGGTGGGGTTAATGATGCAAGAGGTCTTGAGACTTCGTTCAGTCCTGAATCTGCGGCAGTTACCGGCCCACCAGCTCAACCAAGTTTTAAGGGTGGTAACGAGAGTGCCCCTGCACCAAGCTTCCAGGGACCAAATCCAGACGGTACAGCAGGTTATGGCGGTGGTGACGGTGGAGGTGGTGACGGTGGTACTGTTATTTGTACCGCCCTACACGCAATGGGCAGACTAGATGATGATATATATGCCCTTGATGCTGCATATGGTCTGCGTATTAGTGTAGAAGACCCTGCACTACGTCTTGGCTATCAACGATGGGCCACACCCTTTGCTCAGTATATACAGGGTGACAGCCTTGGTTCAAAAATTGCTCTTGAGTTTATCACACCTATCGCAAGAGCTTGGGCTCAACAAATGGCCCACCAAATGGCTCCAGAAGATTACAAGCCACACAAGCTCGGTAAATTTTTGCAGGTTGTTGGATACCCAATCTGCAGGGCTCTTGGTAAATCAAAACAGGAAGAAGTAAATGGATCTTGAAGAATACACAAAAGGTTTGGCTGAGAGGTACGCAAGTCTACCAGAAGAAGATAAAGAAAAGGTTCGTGCTTTTCGTATGAGTGAAGAGGGTCAGCTTTTTTCATCCCTTCTTGGAGACACTTTTAAACCCCTGATGAATAGCCTTGCAGCACCAAGGCCCGCAGAAAAACCTAAAAAAGGTCTTGCTGCAAGACGCCCTAAAAAATAACCCTTTAACCAAGTCAAACAATAACAGGCCACTCGCTTTAAGCGACCCCATATAAAAGGAAAACAAATGGCTACTATGACTAAAGTTGAAACACCAAAGACTGCTGGTTTTGTTGATCGTGGCTATAACCACAATAAAAAACAACAACAGATTGAGGCTGAAGAAAAAGAGATTGCACGTCTTGAAGCCATCTCCCGGGGGGAAGAGGAGCCTGACGAAGAAGAGGTTGTTCAGGATACCCCTCAAGAAGAAGAGATTTCTAAAGATCCAGATCCAATTGAGGTTGTTGAAAAAGAAGAAGATCTAAGCCCAGAGGAAAAATCCTTTAAGAAGCGTTATGGTGATCTTCGTCGTCACATGCAGGCTAAAGAAAAGGAGTGGGAAGATAAGTTTAACGAGGTTAAAAATCAAAAGACCTCTACAAACATTCTCCCACCAAAGTCTGATGAAGATATTGCAGAGTGGTCAAAGAAGTATCCTGACGTTGCCTCCATTGTAGAGACTATCGCAAAGAAAAAAGCTCAGGAGATGTTTTCAACAGCAGACTCTCGCCTGAAAGAGCTTGATAAAATTAGTGAAGAAGCCCGGCTTAAGAAAGCTGAAGATTCTATTCGATCTACACATGAAGACTTTGACACACTTCGAGATTCAAACGAGTTCCATGATTGGGCAGATGAACAACCTAAATGGGTTCAAGATGCTCTGTATGAAAACTCTGATGATCCTGCATCTGTTATTCGAGTTATTGATCTGTATAAGGTTGATAAGGGTATGACCTCAAGTGCCAGAAAGTCTGGTACAAAGAGTGCAGCAAGAATGGTTGGTACACGCTCTAAGACAAGCTTGGATGCTGCCCAATCACGGGGTTCATTTACTGAAAGCCAAGTGGCTAAAATGTCCCTAAAAGAGTACGAGGCTAACGAGACAGCAATTCTCGAGTCTCAGCGTAACGGTAAATTTGTTTACGATTTGTCTGGTGGTGCTCGATAAACCACTTGACTTATTTAATGGACTCAGTATAACTAAAGTCAGATTAACCAGAGCCCCAATGGATACCTCTGGTTAGTCTGATACTAAAACAAGCCTAAACACAACAAGACTCACCTGATAAAGTACAGGCCCTAAGATCTCGAGGTTGGCCGACTGAGAGATTGAAGCACCCTAGAAAAATATCAGCCTCTTACGCAGATGTTTAGCTTTGTCCATCAAACGAAGCCAAATAATCATAGGAGGATTCAAACATGGCTTTTGCATCAGTTTCGGGTTATGGGAACCTGCCAAACGGTAACTTCTCACCTGTAATTTATTCCAAAAAAGTACAACTCGCTTTCCGTAAGTCAACAGTAGCTGGTGACATCACCAACTCTGACTACTTCGGTGAGATCGCCAACCAAGGCGACACAGTAAAGATCATCAAAGAACCAGAAATCTCTGTATCTGCATATGCACGTGGTACACAGATTGCTGCTCAAGATCTTTCAGACGATGACTTCTCACTCGTTGTTGACCGCGCTAACTACTTCGCGTTCAAAATCGACGATATCGAAGAAGCTCACTCACACGTCAACTTCATGGATATGGCAACTAACCGTGCCGCATACCGCTTGGCTGACCAGCACGACCAAGAAGTTCTTGGTTACCTGACAGGTTACAAGCAGTCTGCCCTCCACGGTAATGCTGACACTGTGAACGATGTTGTCAACGGCACTAAAGCTGACACAACTGCAGGTTCTGATGAACTTCTTGCAGCCAACAAGCTGACAAAAGGTGACTTCGGTAACATCACGACTTCAGCTGCAGGCGATCACGCGATCCCAGTTGCTGCTCGTCTCCCAGGCGCTACTGCTCTTCCAACAGAGTACGTTTCACCTGTTATGATGATCAACCGTATGGGCCGTCTTCTTGACCAACAAAATGTTGACAAGTCTGGCCGCTGGCTCGTTATTGACCCAGTACTTCTCGAAGTTCTGTCTGATGAAGATAGCCGCTTCCTGAATGCTGACTTCGGTGACTCAGGTGGTCTCCGTAACGGCCTGGTTATCAACAACTGGAACGGCTTCCGTGTTTATGTTTCAAACAACCTTCCGGTTGTGGGTACTGGCGCAGCTACTACAGGTACTGCTAACCAAAACACAAACTACGGCGCAATCGTTGCCGGTCACGATTCTGCAGTTGCTACTGCGGAGCAGATCTCTAAAACAGAGACCTACCGTGACCCAGACTCATTCGCAGACATCGTACGTGGTATGCACCTCTACGGTCGTAAGATCCTGCGTCCAGAAGCTCTGGTAACAGCAAAATACAACCTCGCGTAAGCTTGGTTCTTGGGGGTATCCTTTAATTAGGGTACCCCCTATTCTACTTTATGACAAAAGATCGTAAAACACTTTTTTGTACGTCTACAAAGTATAACACAGTCATCTTGGCACTAGATGAGATATACTCCCTGAATGACAACCTTCAGGATAAAGCCTTTGAGAAAAAGCTTCATACCTCTCTAAACCTAAAAGGTATGTTAAACCCCCTACTTGTTTGTGCCGAAGAGGTCTTCAAAAATTCTGATATAAGAAAGTTTGAAAGACGTCCAGTGCAACCAGAGATAGATCAAGGCTACAGATGCTTGATCGGAAACAATAGATATAAGTTTGCTGTAGACAATGGCTACACGCACATAGAAGCTCTTATTGTCGAGTCCTTTGAAGAAGTAAAGAGACTCCATAAAGAGACAGAAATAGAACCCCGGAGAATGTAATGTCGAACTACGTAACGCTAACAAATCTCCTTCTTACAAGGTTGAATGAAGTTACACTTGACCCTGCTGGTGATGGCTTTGACACAGTGAGGGGTGTACAGGCTCTTGCTAAGAGTTCAATCAACAACAGTATACGTCTAATCTTGCAGGAGGCCCAGGAGTGGCCTTTCCTTAAAACAACTTACACACAAGCTCTTACTGCTGGTACAAGAGAGTATGATTACCCAGCTGATTGGTCATCTTCAGATATTGACACCTTTTACCTGAAGAAGACTTCTGGTATTGATAACGAGCCACGTAAGCTTGATGTAATTACCTACGAAGAGTACACTGACCAATACAGGGCATTAGATGATAACGGCCTTGTAGGGCCAACACAGCGTGTCTATCAGACCTTTGACAGAAAGTTTGGTGTGAGCCCTACCCCAGATGAGGCTTACGAGATTGAGTACGTCTATTGGTCATTCCCAGAAGAGCTAACACTCTTTAATGACCACTGTGTTATACCCGGTAGATTTAACCATACCATTGTTGATGGCGCTATGATGTTCATGATGCGCTTTAGGTCTAATGAGCAAAGTGCAGGTATGCACCAACAGAACTTTGAGAGTGGCATTAAAGCCATGCGTAGGGTTCTCATGGATGATCCAGTGCACCTCAGAAGTTCTGTGATTGCAGGGAGAGGCTAGTGGCAGATAACATTAGATCTTTTCCAGCACCTTGTCAGGGTGGCTTGGTAAATAACCTAGATTACCTCACACAAGGTTCGTCACTCCCTGGATCTGCAATCCGTATGATTAACTATGAGCCTGCCCTTGAGGGTGGGTACCGTCGTGTAAGCGGCTATGAGAATAGCTACGGTGAAGTTCCAGGAGAGGCTGACACTGCAGTACTTGGTGTTGCTGTGTATAGCGAAGTAAACGATGGTATCTTTGCCTGTCGCAAACCTGCATCTGGTACAGATTATCTCCACTACTGGGACAATGCTACAGAAGCTTGGGTTACCCCAACTCTCTCTAGCTCCCCAACAATGGTTGGTGTTTCTAAAGTTAGATTTACTAAGATTAACTGGGGTGTCCCAAAGATAATTCTTACAGATGGTGTCAACCCTGCATCTACATGGGATGGCACATCTTACGTACAGCTAACTGGTGGTGAAGCACCCTCAGATCCAAAGTACTCAGAGGTCTTTTCTAGCCACCTGTTTTTGTCTGGTGACTCTACAGAACCAAATAATGTCTACTTCTCAGCCCCACTCAATGAGACAGACTTTACACCTGCAGGTGGTGCTGGCGTTATCAATGTTGGTTTTGAGGTTAAGGCCATCAAGGCTTTCCGTAACCAACTATATATCTTTGGTGTGAACAATATTAAACGATTGGTTGGCACAAGCATTGCTGACTTTGTGGTTTCAGATGTAACAAAGAATCTTGGTTGCATCTCCTCTGATGCTGTGGTAGAGTTTAACGGTGATTTGATCTTCCTTAGCCCAGATGGTATTAGGCCTGTAAGTGCTACTGACCGTATCGGTGACCTTGAGTTGGGCACACTTACAAAACCCATTCAATCAATCTTTGAGGCTTACTCCAAAAACGAAAACCTCGACTCTATTACAATGATGGTCTTGAATAGGAAGTCTCAGTTTAGACTCTTTTTTGCAAATGCTGAAGCTCTTGGCCTTATTGGCTCTCTTCGTCGTTCTGGTGAGTCAGGTCTTGGGTTTGAGTTTTCTCAGCTGGTGGGTGTTGAAGTTTCCTGTGGAGACTCTGGGTATATCGGTACTGAGGAGTTTGTAATTCACGGAGACTCTAACGGCAAGGTGCACAGGCAAGAAGTTGGAAACACTTTTGAAGATAGTCCAATTTTCTCTCTCTACCAAACCCCATACATCTATATGGATGACCCCATCCTAAGAAAAATCTATTATGATCTCCATACTTATATGAGGTCAGAGGGTCAAGTATCTATCAACATTGGTGTTGAGTTTGATTATGGCAACAGTGATACACTAACACCAACAGGTTACGTTTTTAATACAGAAGGTGCAGCTGCTTTTTGGGGTCTAGCCACATACGACACAACAGACATCTTTGATGGTAACCCAAGCCCAGTTAGAAAAACAAGTCTGCAAGGCTCTGGAGATTCTATTTCCTTGACTTACGTTACAACAGAAGCTCAACCAAGCCACACAATCCAATCAATCGTAATTTCTTATACGCTTGCAGACAGGAGGTAACTAATTTATGGCCGGATATTCCCGTCAATCTGCTGCAGATATCGTACCTACCGCTGTTGTTAGATCAGCACCGGTAAACGCAGAGCTTAACGCTCTTAGAGATGCTTTTGCATTTTCTACTGGGCACAAACATGATGGCTCTTCAACAGAAGGTGCCTATATCCCTGTCATTGCAGATACTGATGGCAACAATAAGGTTTCAGTAAATAACGGTCAAAACCGTATTGAATTTTACTCTGAGGTTTCTTCTGCCCCAGCTGCTCAAGTCTACATCCAAGACGGTGTGATTGTTCCAGTTGTTGACAATGACGTAGATCTCGGAACAACCACACTAGAATTTCGGAACCTGTACCTTGATGGTACAGCTAAGGTAGACACACTTACGGTAGACGAGAATGCTACTGTTGCTGGTACACTAGGTGTTACAGGCACAGCTACTTTCGCTACTGTAGACATCAACGGAGGTGCTATTGATGGCACTACTATTGGTGCTTCTAGTTCTGCTGCAGGTACGTTTACTACTCTGACTACATCTGGTCAAGGTGCTTTTGCTACTGTTAATATTGATGGTGGTACTATCGATGGTACTACTATTGGTGCTACAACTGCATCTACGATTACAGGTACAACTATTACAGCAAACACAGGCTTTGTCGGTGGTTTAACAGGTAACGTAAGCGGTAACGTTACAGGTAATGTGACAGGTAACCTAACGGGTGATGTTACTGGTGATGTCACAGGTAATGTTACGGGTAACTTAACAGGCAACGTTACAGGAGACGTGACAGGTGATTTAACTGGAAGCGTTACAGGGAATGTCACAGGTAACGTAACAGGTAATCTTACAGGCAATGTTACGGGTAATGTCACAGGAGATTTAACAGGTGGCGTAACTGGTGATGTTACAGGTAACCTGACAGGTAACGTGACGGGCAATGTAACTGGAAACGTTACAGGCGATCTTACAGGTGATGTAACTTTCGGTACTTTGTCTGATGGTACTATCTCTATCACAGCCTTCGTTGATGAAGATACGATGGTATCTAACAGTGCAACACTTGTACCTACACAGCAATCTGTTAAGTCATATGTAGATACTTCTATCTCTAACCTAGTAGATAGTGCACCAGGTACTCTTGATACTTTGAATGAACTAGCTGCAGCGCTGGGTGACGATCCTAACTTCAGCACAACAATTACAACAAGTATTGCAACTAAGCTACCGTTAGCAGGAGGCACCATGACAGGTGCTATTGCTATGGGTACAAACAAGATCACAGGATTAGGTGATCCTACTCTAGCACAAGATGCAGCAACTAAGACGTACGTAGATACAGCAGACGCTACAAAGCTTAACTTGTCTGGCGGTACTATGACTGGCGACATTACGCTAGGTGCTAATAAAGCTACATCTACTGCTACTCCTGCAACAGATGACACACTTACACGTAAAGGCTACGTAGACACACAGGATGCGTTAAAGCTGGACTTAGCTGGCGGTACTATGACAGGTGCTATCAGCATGGGTACCAACAAGATTACTGCTACGTATACACCCAGCGCAACAAGTGACTTAACTACTAAGACATACGTTGATACAGCAGATGCATTGAAGTTAAACCTTTCAGGCGGTACTATGACAGGTACCCTTGCAATGGGTTCTAATAAGGTTACTACATCTTATACTCCTACTAACGGTGAAGACCTTACAAATAAAACATACGTAGATAGCATCCTTGGTTCAGCTACAAGTGCTGCAGCAAGTGCGGCTGCTGCTGCTACATCAGAGTCTAACGCAGCTACCTCTGCAACGAATGCAGCTACAAGTGCTTCTGCTGCTGCAGCTTCGTATGACAGCTTTGATGATCGTTACTTGGGTGCTAAATCTTCTGCACCTTCTGTAGACAACGATGGTGATGCACTACTAACAGGTGCTTTGTATTGGGATACAACGTCAAACGAACTGTATGCGTGGAATGGTTCTTCTTGGGATCAAGCTACATTTACTGCAGGTAGTTTCTTAGCTAACGTAGTAGAAGACACTACACCACAGCTAGGTGGTAACTTAGACCTTAATAGTAATAACATTACAGGTACAGGTAATGTAAATATCACAGGCACTGTCACAGCTACTTCTTTGGGTGTAACAAGTGCCTACACCCTACCTACATCTGATGGTACTGCTGATCAGGTGCTAACCACTGATGGTTCTGGTAATGTTACATTTGCTGATGCAGCCTCTCCTACACTTACACTAGATGGTAAAAGTTCAGCGTATACTGTTACGTCAAGCGATCTAGGTAAGATTATTTATGTTAACGTAGCTTCTGCAACCTTTACTGTTTCCTTAACATCTGCTGCTACTTTAGGTGCAGGATTCGTTGTTACTATATGGAATACAAGTAACGGTGTGGTTACTATTGACCCTGCTGGTACTGAAAAGATTGACGGTGGAACACTCACTACTCGTGTTTTGTATGCATGGGAAGGTGTTGAACTAGTATCTAATGGTACAGATTGGTATAGTAGTTCTACTAAGTCTAGTCGCTATTGGTCAGAGAATGGAAACTCTGCTTCTACGACACGCCCTACTGCTACTGGCAGTTACTCTATTGCGATAGGCCCATCAGCCTCTACTTCTGGTGTTGCGTCTCTAGCAATCGGTGCGTCTAGCTCTGTGTCAGGTGCTGGTTCTCAAGCCTTTGGTAGAAACACAAGCGTAACTGCTGACTATGCAACTGCTATTGGTAACAACTCTAGTGGAGCTACTGCAGGTTCTGTTGCAGCAGGTAGTGGTGCAGTAGCTCTTGGTGGCTCCTACGCTTCTGGCACTGATAGCTTTGCAGCAGCTATTGGTGATAATACTTCAAGCTATGGTGCTACGGGTGCAGGTTCTGTTGCAATAGGTAATTTAGCAAAAGCTACTTCTGCTGATTCTATTGCGATTGGTGATACAACACTATCTACAGGAACAAACAGTTTAGCACTAGGATCAGATGCTTACGCTTTAGCTGTACGAGCCGTAGCTATCGGTGATTCAAGAGCATCAGGAACGGATAGTTTTGCTGTAAACATTACAAATAACAGTACTTCTTATGGTGCATCTGGTGCTAACAGTATTGCGATGGGGTATCAAAACATAGCAAATGACCCTAACGCTGTAGCCATTGGTAAATCTAATATATCATCAGGATCACAAACCTCTATTGCTATTGGCCAAGACAACAACGTTACGGGAATGCGTGGCGTAGCGATAGGCTCTAGTAATACCGTTAGTGGGTTAATTGGACACGCTTATGGAGATAGCAACACAGTTAGCGGTCAGTATGCCGTTGCCTTTAACAGAGACAATGATGCAGCTTCAAACTATTCTTTTGTTTCTGGTTACTATGCTGATTCTCACGGTGTAAAAGGCCGTCTTGCTAGAGGTACTGGAGGTTTATCTCTAAATGGAACTAAAGGTGATGCACAGTACGGGCTTCTTGTTTTAGCTAAAAACACAACGGATGCCACACAAACGGCTCTGTCAACTGATACGCTTACTGCAGGGAGCGACAACCAACTTGTTGTTCAAAGCAATGGCGCAGTTGCGTTTCATGGTACTATTGTTGCTAAACAAGCGGGTAGCTCAAATGTTGCAGCGTGGGAAGTAAAAGGTCTTATGCATAATGTAACAACTGCAACACTTGTTAACTCAGCGATTACAGTAATTGATAATACACCTGGTTGGGGGTTTACAATGGCAGCCGATACAACAAATGATGCTGTTCAATTCCTTGTAACAGGCGCAGCATCAACAAACATCTCTTGGGTGGCAACAATACACTCATCTGAAGTAATTCGTAGCTAAAAGGAGAAACCAATGGCTATTCAAAACAATATCGCCGAAGGCAATAGCCAGTACGGTATCGCCTTCAACAACGCTTACTATCGTATTGTCACAGCGGCAGTTAGTCGTCAGCGTGGCAGTGACCCTAAGTTCTCAGTAATGATTGACTTGTCAGCATATGCTACAAGCACACCTACTGACGACACTCGTGAGGTAGACTTTAAGCGTTACAACGCAAATCTGACTGACGTAGAAGCAAAGACTGGTTCAACTTTCTTAGACAAGTGCTATGCTTGGGTAATGGATCAGGACGATATGGCTGGTTCTACTGCTGTATAATAAGTTTTAATTAGAGGTTCCGCACAATGGCAATTACAATTAACCATCAGACTAATGACATATCCGCTACAAGTGGTTCTATTACACTAGACGGTGCCTCTGTAGGTGGTGCCTCAGATATCGCTGGACTTAGCGATGGTATTAACGACTCAGATGGTAACCTTGGTTTAGGTACAAATGCTTTAGACAGTATTACTGCTGGCAGTGGTATTCGTAACGTTGCTTTAGGCACAAGTGCTGGTACAGCTATCACGACAGGTGACCAAAACGTATTGCTTGGTTATAGTGCTGGTGGGGCTATTACTAACGGTGGTCAAAACGTTGCTGTTGGATACACGGCATTAACTACTGTAACTACAAGTGATTATCACACCGCTGTAGGCTTCGGTGCTCTTGCTACTACAACATCAGGAACCTCCAACACCGCAGTCGGTTATCAAGCAGGGTATAACGTAACTACAGCAGATTACACTGTAGGTATCGGCTATCGTGGAGCTATGGGTGGCACTGCTGGTGGTACTGGTGATTATAACATTGGCATAGGCTACGAAGCACTAAAAGATTTTACTACAGGTGCTAATAACTTTGCTGCTGGTAAAAGCGCAGGATTAAGTATTACTACAGGTACAGACAACGTTGCCTTCGGCAGGCAGGCCCTATTTACAGCCACCACCAAATCCTTCAACGTAGCTCTTGGTTACCGTGCGTTGTATTATACAAACGAAGACAATAACGTTGGTGTTGGTAGAGCAGCGGGTCAGGGTATTTCATCAGGCCAACGTAACGTAGCCATTGGTTATAATGCTATAGGTACAACAACTACGGCATCTGGTGATGACAACGTAGCTATTGGTTATGACGCTTTAGAGGATTTAACATCAGGAACTTCCAACATAGGTATAGGCAGAAATGCTGGTGCAAATGTGACTACTGGTGTATACAACACGTTTATAGGCTATAACGCTGGCTTTAATGTCACGACACAAAGCAACAACATTGCAATCGGTAAGTCTGCTGGTGCTTATCTAAGCAATGGCTCGAACATTGTTATTGGTGTTGAAGCTCTTGATGTAACAGGCACTACAACAAGTAGCTCTGTCTTCATCGGTTCAAGTGCTGGTGGAGGGGCCGCAAGTACAGGCGATAACAACGTTGCTGTTGGCCCTAGCGCTATGTACAATCCTCGTGGTGCATTTTATAACACCTCTATTGGCCCTAACGCTATGTATAACGCTGCTAGTAACCGTTACGGTGTTGCTATTGGTCGTGATGCGATGTTTGGCAGCAGCGTCACTACAACAGACGTGCGTGAGTATAACGTAGCGATTGGTAATAGAACGCTTTATAGTATTACAACTGGCGACTACAACCATGCTATTGGATACAATGCCTTAGATGCTTTGACTACTGGGTCATACAATGTAGCGATGGGTGCAGATGCTGGGACAAATGTTACTACGGCTAGTGATAACGTACTTCTTGGTAGAACTGCTGGTTCTTCTATTACGACAGGTATCCGTAATGTAGCTATTGGTAGCTTTAGCCTTGGGGCAATCACAAATGACAATGACAGTACGGCTGTCGGTTATAATGTTTTACCCTCTGCTACAGATAATAGAAACACAGCAGTAGGTGCGTTTGCAGGAGGTTTAAAAGTTGGCGGCTCACAAAACGTTTATATGGGTTATTATGCAGGTAGAAGTTCTACAGGTGCGAATGGTCAAACGTTAATTGGCTATGAGTCTGGTAGCATTTGTACAGGGTCAAACAACACTTTTGTTGGTTATCAAACAGGACAAGCTGTTACAGGAACTAATAACAGTCTGCTTGGCTATTCTGCAAATGCATCTTCTAACACCGCAAATAACGAGATTACTCTTGGTAACTCTTCTATTGCTACACTCCGCTGTCAGGTTACATCTATTACGGCTATTTCAGATGCTCGTGATAAAACAGATGTGGCACCACTACAGGCAGGGTTAGACTTTGTTGAACGTCTTGATCCAGTTTCATTTACATGGAACATGCGTGATGGTGGTAAAGTTGGTATACCTGACACAGGCTTTATTGCGCAAGACTTACAACAAACTCAAGAAGACACAGGTGTCACAATTCCGGGCCTTGTCTTTGATGAAAACCCAGAGAAACTTGAAGCTGCTTACGGCAAGCTAGTACCAGTTTTAGTTAAGGCGATCCAAGAGTTGTCTGCTAAAGTAACCGAGCTAGAAGCTCAATTAAACACAGGAGACTAATATGACCGAGAAAAAAACAAACGTCATTACAGTTAACGAAAAAGAATATGACGTTGACGCTATGACAGATGAGCAAAAGATTTTGCTCAACCATGTGCAAGATTTGGACCGCAAAATTGGGAACACCCAGTTTAACATGGACCAACTTATGATGGGCCGTGAGGCCATTGCGCAGCGTCTTGTAGATGCGCTTGAAAACCCAAAGCCTGAAGAGGAGGCAGAATAATGACCGATGACGTATACACGCCTACGGCGGAAGAAATCGCACAACACTACTCCGCTTGCATGGATAGTGTGAACTTGATTAACGCGGTTATTGCAGACCCCGATGCTTATGCGGATGACGAGACGGTGCTACAGCGCAACGTGTCGCACCTAGAAGGCATGGTAAACGCAACGTTTTGGACAAATGAGGACATGACGCCTCTTAATGACGCGATTACTGCTGGTAATACTACTCTCACGGAGTAAATAAACAATGCTTGGATTTTCGCCCCTCGCCTCTGCTCCTCTGAGTAATGATGGGGCGATTATCGTCTACGAACTCTCTGGGGTTTCTATTGTTGCGGGATCGCCGTCAGGCACTTCGTGATATAACTGACCAGACTGGCTTTCCTTATTCTGTCGCGTGTCCCACAAAGCCCTGACCATCTTTGCTTGACAAATAGGGTGGTTTTCTATATAACTTACCCTAACCCCGATACAGTCAAGAATATCTCTGGAGTAGTACTACATGAATTTTACCCCAACACAGCAACAAAACCTTCTCAGCAAGATGGGTTATGATGGCCCTGCTGATTCTAAAATGATGGAAGCCTTTATTGCTTCTAACCCAGGGGCTGCTGCCAAAATGGGTAAGTTCTCTCGTGTTATGCAAAAACGTACTGGCATGGCTCCAGGTGGTGATGTAAGTTTCACAAACTTAGAAGATGCAAAGACTGCACTATCAGATGCTACTAAAGCTAGAGTAGACGCCACACGTCTTGCAGAAGCATCTCCAGATAACGCTTCTGCACAGGAATCTCTTGCAAGCGCAGAAGAGGCTTATCAAAAAGCACAGTCTGACCTAAACGTTGCTAGAACACAGTTTGGTATTGAAAATGTACCGACCGGTGGCGAAACAGTGGGTAAGATCTTTGGTGATCCTACATCTATGGTTGAAGCAGCTACAGTGGATAAAGTTGGTGCTGCAACACCAGAACAACTAATTGCTGCAGGTACAGGTAACGTAGATCAAGTCAGGGAGGCTGATACCACAACTGTTGATACAACAGCTACTGCAGCTGGCCCAGAGGCTATGACTGCCACCACCTATGATGCAACAAAGTCTATAGACGGTGTTCGTGCTCAAGCAGAGGGTACTGAGGCAGCTACCGGTGAGGTGACACAACTTGTAACCCCTCAGACCATGAATACAGAAGAGCTTGCACAGCTTGGTCTCACTGCACCACAGATCGAAGAAATTAGACAAGTACTGGACACTGGTGATCTTCAAGTTACACCTGATCAACTTGCTGAAGCCGCCACACTCGCCAATCAGGGTATCCCACTACCACAGGCTATTGCACAGACTACAGGTCAACCCGGTGAGGTTGTTGCAGCTAAGTTTGCTACACCAACACCAGGCGCTGAAGCTGTTGTAGACTATGCCGATGTGCAAACAGGTACAGTTTCTGGTACAGTAAACACAAATGAACTTGTTGACGGTCAAGGTGTGGGCCTTAGCCCTGAACAAGCTGGTGTTGTGAAGACTGAATACGAAAACAAACTTACATCAGCTGAAGGTTCAGTTGAGAGTGGTGAGCTTGTAGATGCCCAAACGTCCTATAACCTTCCACCAACAGAGTCAGCCACACTAAATGAAACTGTAATCCAAGACGCTGCAAAGGTTGGGGATATTCCAACTGCAGAGGCTGCTCAATCTTCTTTTGAAAGCACTGTAACTGCTGCCCAAGGTACTGTTGGTGCAAACGAGTTAGTTGATGCAAAAGATATCACAAAAGTTGCAGAAGCAATTGAAGCAACTGCTGCAACAATGGAAGCCCTCAATAATGCTTCTGTCGCACAAGCTGTAAATGGTACCTTAAGCCAAGCTTCACTTGCAATAGCTGAGCAAGGTTCTGTACCAGTTTCTGCCACCATTTCAGGTCAGATGACCAAGTTGATGGAGCAGTTTAATGATGGCACACCAGCATGGGCTGCAGGGGCTATGAGAGCCGCTAATGCTGCTATGGGTGCACGTGGGCTAGGTGCCTCCTCTATGGCTGGAGCTGCTATTGTACAGGCCTCTATGGAGGCTGCTATGCCTATTGCACAGGCTGATGCACAAATGTTCATGCAGATGGAGCTGACCAACCTCGATAACCGTCAGCAAGTAGCGCTTTCTAATGCAGCTGCACAGCAAAACATGGACTTGGCTAACCTTAGCAATGAGCAACAGGTAGCACTTCAAAACAGCTCAAATGCTTTTGCACTTCAATCACAAAACCTTAGCAACCAACAAGCTGTTGTGCTTGCAAATGCTCAAATGAAGGCAGCTCTTCAGGGTCAAGTTTTGGATGTGTATACTCAGACAGCAATGGCAAATGCTTCACGCTATGCTGAGTTGAACAACCTTAACTTGAACAATGAACAACAGACTCTCCTGCAGAGAAGTGCACAAAACTTACAAGTTGATCTCACTAACCTTGATGCGTCTCAACAAACTGCACTTGCGAACCTGCAGGTACAGGCATCTCTTCGTGGTCAAGAACTTACAAACGACCAACAGATGGCAATGCTTGAGTCTACTCAGGCCTTCCAAGCAGCTGAGTTTACTGCCAATGCAAAACAACAAGCAATCTTACAAGATGCTTCTGCCCGCCTTGCCATGGAAGGTAAGGTTATGGATATTACTCAGCAGACATCCCTGTTTAACGCTTCACGTATTGCGACAGTAAACGATATTAACCTATCTAATGAACAGCAAGTACTTTTGCAAAGGAGCGCAGAGAACCTTCAGGTTGATCTCGCAAACCTCTCAACAGAGTCACAGACAGCACTTGCAAACGCTCAACTACGTGCAAGCCTTCAGGGTAAGGTTTTGGATAATCAACAGCAGGCAGCTGTTCTCAATGCATCTAGATATGCAGAGGTCAACAACCTCAATCTTACAAACGCACAGCAAGCACTTATGCAAGATGCAAACATAAAGGCTGCTATGGAAGGTAAGGTTCTTGACAACCAACAACAAACTGCAATCTTCAACACATCTAATCTGATACAAGAGCGTGGCCTAGAGCTAAGTAACGAACAGCAAACCAGACTATTTAACATGACAAACACTGTTAATGTTGATATGGCAAACCTGTCAAATCGTCAGCAGACTGCTTTGGCTAACGCTCAAATTGATGCTGCTATGCGTGGTCAAGAGTTGACAAATGCACAGCAAACGGGTACACTCAATGCAGCACGTATTGGTGAGGTTGCAAACATCAACTTCACTGCAGACCAGCAAAGAGCCATTGAAAACTCTAAGCTTGCACAGTCAGTAGACCTTGCAAACCTTAACTCAAGCTCTGCCAAACTGTTGTCTGATGCAGCTGCTATGTCTAACCTGGACATGACGAACCTGAACAACCGTCAGCAAGCTCAAGTGCAGAACGCTCAGAACCTTCTTCAAATGGATCTGACAAACTTGAGTAATGAACAGCAGGCATCTATCTTTGCAAGTCAGTCAATCATTAACTCTATGTTGTCTGATCAAGCTGCTGAGAATGCTGCTGAACAGTTTAATGCTGCCAGTGAGAACCAAGTAACTCAGTTCTTTGCTGATCTTGAGGCTAACATTGCTCGCTTCAATGCGGACCAATCAAATGCTATGGCTCAGTTTAACTCTGGTGAAGAGAACGCAAATGAGCGGTTTAATACACAGTTGGAGTCTGCAAGAGATCAGTTTAACGCAACTAATGGTTTGATTATTGCACAGGCAAATGCTAAGTGGCGTCAGACAATCACACTTACAGACACAGAGGCACAGAACGATGCTAACAGAGAAGAGGCAGCTACGGCTAATGCTATGACTGCTAAAGCTCTTGACGATCTGTGGCAGCGTGAGCGTGATATTATGGCCTTCGCATTCTCTGCTGGTGAAAATGCTGCTAATAGAAATGTCGACCTACTTCTTGGGGAACTGAGTTTGGACTCAGTTCAAATGCAACTTGATTCTCAAGAAGACTCTGGTAAAACACAAATGTACCTTTGGGCCACTGATAAAATCTTCGGTGGTGATTGGTTCTAATAGGATAATATAGTATGGATTATACAGCAGGTTATACAAAAGCCAGAAGCTTGGCAGATGAGATCAGGGACCAGGCAGAGGTTTCAAAAGCCTCTGGCCTAGCCTCTAGACGTAGACCAGAATCTGGTGATGTTGGTGAAATGATTGAGCCCATGTCTTATGGAGTCCTATCTGTAGACAGTCTCTTCTCAGATATTGGAGACTACCTTGATACAGTAGAGGCAGAGTCATCCCTTGCTCCAGAGAAAAGCTTGAGACCACTAGCAAGACCCGGTTCAGAGAGTGAAGAGGTACTTAAGCCAGTTAGTCGTGGTGATGCACTAGAGAACGCTGAAATTGGTGTCCGTCTCATGGAAGACTTACAGGGGGAGCTTGGCCTTACAAAAGAGCAGGCTGCAGCATTTGTTGGTAACTTGGCTCACGAAACAGGTGGTTTTAAGTTTATGCAAGAGATTAACCCTACGGTAGCGGGCTCTCGTGGTGGTTATGGGTTTGCACAGTGGACAGGCCCTCGTCGTAAGATGTTTGAAGCTTGGGCTGCTGAGAACGGTCTTGATCCATCTTCTTATGAAGCTAACTGGGGTTACTTGAAAAAAGAACTTACAGAGAAAGACTCAGAGATTCAATCAATGGGTATCAACACACTTGCTGGGTTGAGGGAGATTGAAGACTTGGAAGAAGCCACAAGGTTTATCTCTGATAGCTTCCTTAGACCAGGAACACCTCACATGGGTAGCAGGTTGATTAAAGCTTCGGGCTATATGGAGTACTAAAAGATGAATAACTTTACTGGCCCTATCCCGGGCATGTCACTTACACAGAAGCCTAAGAATGCTCCGTGGGAGAACCCACCCAGTGTGACTGACCCAAGAGAGGCGCTTGATATGCACCTTGGACGCCTTATGGACCCAGACAAGATGGAGGCTGTACTTCACCTTGTTGAGGTTGCTGGCCTCACAATTAAGACCGTCACCACTGGTATCGTTCGTGCAGCTGTTGCAAACGGTATTCACTCAATTGATGTTAGCCTGATTGTTGCACCTGCTATTCACGAGTTTATTAAAAAGACTGCTGACTCTCTTGGTGTTGAATATGATGAGGGTATTGATGATGGCTCAACTGATGAAGCACGTAAAGAGATGGTTCGTCAAAGGGCACAGAAGATGTTGAAAGAGTCTGGTATTGATATTCCAGATGTGGATGTACCTGAAGAAGGTGAAATGACGACAGAGGAAGCTGACGCAGAGGTCACTGACTTTGAAGGTGGTGAAGAGGCTCCAGCTGATATGGACATGCCACAACCACAAGAAGTGCCTAGTAAGGGTCTTATGAGCAGGAGAGCTGTATAATGGGTTGGTCATGGGCCGGTGCGGCAGAGTACATTAAAGAAAAAGAAGATCGTAAGTTCAAGCGTGAGCTTATGGAGCAAGAGCGTAAAGACCGTATTACAGAACGTCTTTTGCCAGTTCTTATGGAACGTAGGTCTCAAGCCAAAGCTGCAGCAAAAGCAAGTGCTGCTGTATACCGTAAGGGTGTGAACCTTTTTGGGGAAGAGACAGCAACAGTCCTAGAGAATATGGGATCACTTGCTGAGGTGGTTTCACAGTACAAAGGTACAGAGGCTGATAAGGGCTGGGCTAACGCTATTGTAGCTCGTGTGGGTGACCAGATCAACACACTCCTTACATCTGAAGATCCAAACCAAAAAGCTCTTGGTACAGAGTTGTTGAAGAAGGGTTCTATGTACTCTTCTGCAGATATTGGTACACAGGATGAGTTCCTCAGTGAGGTGCTTGCAGATGGTTATCTCTCGTATGAAGAATTTATGGACTTTGATCTGCCAACTTCTGGTGGTTCAACCTATAGTGGTATGACGCCTGATCTCGGTAAGCCAGAGACCTACTCTGCTGAGGGACTCTCTAAAACTGCTGCCACACTAACATCAAACCTCTTGGGTGATAAGGCTAAGCTCCGTATTGGTTCGGATGGTAAATATTTTGTTGAGGCACCTGATATTGATGGCCCAGTTCTTGCAAGGGTTCAGAATGATGTTAAGCTTATGTTGGAAGAAAACCAGTATAAGTACGGTACATCAAGGGCTGAGGGTATGGTAATTGAGGCTTGGGAAAGTGGACTTTCTGATAAGTATGATCTTGGACCAACAGGTACACCAGCCGACGAAACTGCAGCTACACCAACAGACCTTCAGGCCGCAATCCCACAGATGACGGGTATTCCAGGTTCAATTCCAGAAGAGGAGGAAGAAGAAGTCCTTCCCGGAAATACCTTCCAGCCAGGTGTCCTTGAAAGTACAAATAACAGAGGTTTTAGATGAGCTACTTTGAGAAGGCAGAGGGGAAGAAGTTCAACAGTCTAGTCAACGATGCAGACATGCAGAAAGACCTCATCAACTTCTTCACTGGCTCCCGCTATAAGTATTCAATGGACGATATCAAAGAGATGGGTCCAGAGGGTCTAGCTGATAAATTTATTGACCACATGCGTTGGCAGGAGAGTAACGAGACAACCGTTGCTAAAGACCTCTGGTATGTAAAGAACGCCAAGGACAAAGACCAAGAAAGTCTTGAGTCTTTTGGGCGTCTGATTACCGCATGGGATAACTCTGAGGGTGCTGGCACAGGTGTGCTTGATGGTGCATCTGATTATTTCCAAGCCATTGCTACATCTCCGTCTACCGTTGCTACTGTTGTGACAGCTGGCTTTGGTGGACCTGTGAGTAAGGTTGCAGCTGCTGGTGCTAAGAAGGCCGGTCAACTCTCTGTAAGAAAAATGCTATCAGGTCTTGTTAGTAAGGAAGTTGCAAAGTCGGCAATGAAGAGTGCATCTGTAAAAGGTGTCATCACCGAAGGCCTGACCAAACAAACCGCAAAAGGTTTTGTAAGGGATAAGGTTGCTACAGAAGCCGTTAAAGAGGGCCTTAAGGCAGCTGCTGTTAAGGGTGCTGTACGTGGTGCTGCTATCGAGGGTAGCATAGAGGGTGGTACAGAGTACCTTCGTGAGGGCATCCGAGAGGACGCTATTGAAGGGTACGAAAAGAACATGGGTAAGGTTGCAGCTGCTGCAGCTATCTCAGGCGCTCTCGGTGGGGGTCTGGGTGCTTTTGCTCGTACTCAGTCAATAAAAAAGCAGAACCAAGCAATCGACATCCTGGCAGGTCAGGGTGCACGGATGAAGAACTCTGATGTGCTTGCTGCAAAGAAGGCTAAAGAGGCCCTAGACGCCGCAAAGAAGGCCGCTAAGGGCACACCTAAGAGTAAAGAGTACCAAGCCCTACAAACACGTATGACCAACCTTGTAGACCTCCTACAGAAGCGTGAGTCAGGTACTGTTGCTAAGTTTAAAAAACCCCTTGACGAGGAGATGGTTGAGCTTGGTAAAGACGTAGCAGCAAAGGTGTTTGATGGCACTGGTAGTGAACCAGTCACCGCAAGGTTTACCTCTGATTCCCTTCGTAAAGTCTCAGCTGCTACACTTGATCTAAGTGAGAAACTTGGGTTTAATCTTTCAGATGATGTTCGTATCTCTCAGAAGGTTTCGGATGCGTTAGCTGAGGGTAAGATAGACTCTTCTGGGCTGCAGGCACTGAGGAAAGATTATGGCCTTACAAAAGGTGAGTTCTCTCTTATGTTCCTGACTGACATGTCAGAGGCTGGTAGAACTTTGAACATTGCAAGTCAGATCAAGAAAGGTCTTTCAGAGTCTCAAGCAAAGCTCTCAGCTGAAAAAGCTAAAAAAGATATTGGCACATTCTTAGGCAACTTGGATGATTTTGCAAAGCAGGGTATTACCTCGCCTGCCGATGAAGCCCTCAAGGATATGGCACGTAGTTTAAACTCCGGTGATGTTGTGTCCATGTTGCGAGAGGCTGACTCATTCCGTATTGGTATGATGACAACTCAGCTTGCAACTACTGCAGCTAACGTGGGGAGCTCTGTTGGCAGAATTGCGACAGATGCTTCAGATAGACTCTTCACTAATATCATTGAGGGTAGAAACCCTCTTAGCGGTACGCTTGATGTGGTTAAGGGTCTTACTTGGGGTAAGGAAGAAGCTCATGTTCTTCGCATCCTTGCAGAACTTGACCCCGAGTCTCCAATGGCAAAAATGTTCTACGATGTATCGCGTATTGAAACCGAGACAGGTACAAACTCTGTTTTGGCCAGAACTGCAAGAGCTTTTAACACCCTCAACAACGTAGTTGATACACAGTTCAAAGAGGCTGTGTTGTACGCATCTCTTCAGAGACAGATCAGAGACTCTGGTGACGAGGTTGCTGCGAAATCTCTCGACAGTTTTCTTATGAAGAGTGCTGGTCTTGATGCACTTCCACAAGAGATGGTTGAGAAAGCAAGAGCTCAGGCACTTAGCTTCTCTTACCAATATGGCTATGAGGGTGCTGAAGATTGGTTTGGCAAAACTGCAAAAACAGTAATCAACGCAAACAAAAACCTACCGTTTGTTGTATCTGGTCTTGGCGGTATGCCCTTCCCAAGATATGTTGCTAACCAGATGGAGTACATGCACCGACACCTTCCAACAGGTCTTGCACAAGGTCTTTGGGAGAAGGCGTCAGGGCAAACTAGCAAAAGCCTTATGGTCTCTAGCAACGAGAAGATTGCAAAGGGTCTTACTGGTACAATGATGTTGGTTGGGGCTGTAGGTGCTCGCTACTACGCAGACCCGGCTACAACATACCGAGAATCAATTGATCCAGAGTCTGGAGATGTTATGGATTGGAGCCGTGCTGGTGGTCCATACATGGCACACTTGTTTATTGGTGATATGATTGCAAGACAGTTGAAGGGTGAACCCCCTCTTGCTGGTATTAAGGACACTGGTGCTGAAGCCCTTAAGGTTTTGGCAGGCCTAAATGCCTACGGTTATAGCAACAGTGTTATTGAACCATTGGTGGCATCTGTGGAAGATGGACAGCTAAATGAACGTGCCTCAAAGTGGTTGGGTGATGTGGCTGCAACACTAACAATGCCTGCTGCAACAGTCAGAGATATCCAAGGTCAGTTTAATCCAAGCTCAACGCCATCACCCTATACAAGAAACTTGCAGATGGGTGCAAATGAGCTTGGTCCACAAGAGCTTGGTCAGACACAACTTGTACAGAGAGCTCTCCGCTTCCTTCCAGACTTTGAGTGGTTGCAGTTTGCATCTAGCTTTAATGGTAAGACTGACGTACCTTTGTACAATGGCTTTAGTTCAGAGCCGGTACAAAAAGTAAACCCACTGATGAGCCAGATCACTGGTATTGATACACGACCAAAGAGAAACGCAATAGAACGTGAGATGGTACGGCTTGGCATACAACCATTCATGGTTCTTGGGTCAGCAACAGTAAAGAATCCAAATGTAGATATTGCAGTCCGTGAGCTGATGTCAAAATCAATCTCTCCAGCCTTTGAGGAGTGGTCGCAGAATAAAGAGTTTCTTGGTGGTCGTGGCTATGAGGATCTTCCACCAGAGTTGCGCAAGGTAGAGCTTGAGAAGTTTATCTCTCGCTTCAAGAATGGTATTGAAGATAGTGTAGAGAAAAGCTTCAATGACTTTGCAAGAAAAGCCCCAAGAGCTGCTGCTGGATTTATTGTGAATAATTACAAGATTAAATCTTCGAGCTATGCAAGCCTAGATGCAGTTATGCAGTGGGGCGGTGTAACTGATCAAACTGCTGATGAGTACATTGATGACTCAGAAACAGTAGAAGAGAGACTTGGTAAGATGCAACAAATCCTTCGTTGGGGTGATCAGCTTACAAGCATGGAAGGCCAAGCAAGAAAATAAACAAAGAAAAAGGGGCCACCCGAAGGTGACCCCAAAGTTTAAGACGGGAAAGTATTCTATTCGTACTCTAGCATAAGGTCTGCCCACTCATATGCTTCCCGCCTGAGATCTCCAGTATTGACTAGCCCTTGGCTTCTAGCCAGCAACCCTGATAGGATCAATCCTGCAAGGTGCTGCCTACCAGTCAGGGGCTTTTCTGTATCTGGAGTAACAGTTCTTGAAGACTTCTTGCTAAAGTTCTTAGCTTCCTCTTCAAGCTTCTTCATGGTGGCTTCTGTGGAGTTTTTAACCCTCTTTGTTGATCTGCCGCTCATTTTGTTTTTCCTGTTCCTCTATTACATCCCAGAGGTTGTTTATTGATTCGCCCAACTCGTCAAGATATTCACCCATTGCACCAAAAGTATAGTACAAAAAGAACAAAACCGCAAGATTAAAGACTACCATTGCTTCAAAAAACATCACTTATTTCCTTTGTTGTAGTGCAGTTGCACCAATTCTTTTAAGTCACACGAGGCTGAGACTGCTACGTCAAACTCAACTGCACTTTGTGCAATGTTGCAAGCTATCCAAAAGTCTTCGTCTGAGATATCTGTAACAAGTCCTTGAGCAAGTGCGCTCATACAGATATCAAAGGGGTCAACACCATCGTAGCTGTCTGACATTAGGCTGGCTTTGGAAATTCTACACACTTAAACATGACAAGTGCATATTTTGGTAAGGTATCAATAAGTTGCTCTCTGAAAGCTCCGGCAATAATATTGCATGTAGCTTTATCGTTAAATGTGTTTGGTGAAGACAAAGTAGAACACTCATTAGTCATAAGATTACAGGCTAATATGATCCCTACAAACATCATAGTCCCTCCTTCATAAAGGTTGTGATCCACTGACGGCAGATATCTGATCTGACAATATCACCTACGCCAAATTCAATAATAGGTATTGGGAGTTGGTGCTTCTTTGCTAGGTGCACAATCTTTGATAACCCGTCAGCCTCTTTAAGGTCGCTCTGTTGAATGTCACCGTTTAGCACTAGCTTAGACCCAGAGCCGATACGTGTGACAAGCATCTTAAGTTCTTGGATGGTGATGTTCTGTGTTTCGTCACAGATAACAAAACACTTTTCAAAAGATCTACCCCTCATAAGCGCAAGAGGTGCAACCTCAATGTTCTTACTCTTAAGTGCTGTCTCTACTACACCCTTCCCAAGATGCTTCTCAATGACATCAAGTACTGGCAGAGCCCAAGGAGCAGACTTCTCTTCTAGTGTACCTGGAAGATAACCTACATCTCTTCCAACAGCAACATGAGGTCTGGTAATGACAATCTTGTCGATTTCTTTCATCTTGAAGGCATCTGCTGCATAGGTAGATACAACATAAGTCTTACCAGTACCTGCTGGACCAAACACGATAACCTGATCAGATGTGTTTAGGGCCTTAATGTATCTTTCTTGATTGTCGTTGCGTGGGATTAACTCCAGACGCTGCTTACCCTCATCGTGCTTGGTTCTTGTTCGCCGTGTCTTTAGCTTCTTGGGTTGTTGGACCATTATTTTAAGCCTTTGCTAAGTGGTCGATAAGTTCCATGTATCCACCGATGAACTCTTCATCAGGGCCGTACAGTTGTGGTACTGTGTCTAGTCGTACAAGTGATGCAACACTCTCGTTCTTCACATCGTAGACTTCAACCTCATGCCCATAACCCTGAAGTAACCCCAGCGCTGCCGTACAGTACTTACAGTTGTCCTGAGTTAACATTACATACTTCTGCATGTCTATCCTTTCTGTGTTAAGGTGAGCAGTTTTAAACTATGCTCAGGGTCAGACGACCGAGGTGTATACAGGTGACAAGACCAGTACAGTGACGTTCGGTCATAAGGTTACGTATCGGCCCCTTACCGAATAGGACAAGCACCAGTTGCACAAGCTTCATCTACCAAATCATCGTCTGATGTAAGGCCAGAAAGATCAAGAGGTTTCAACTGTGACGTATAAGCCACATATGCTTCCTCCGTGATGACTTCCTGTGGTAGATAGGGGTAACCTAAATCCTCCGCTGTCTTTGTTGGGTCATTACGATAGATGAATGAAACACCTACGTATGTGTCCCAGTTTGCTAAGATCCAGTCAATTATAGCAGGTATCTCAGAAGGATCATAGCTAATAGTGACAGAACAGTTGTGATCTACATAGTTATCCATCAACAGTTTGTAACGCTCAAGCTGGTCTACTGCTGACTCAAGGTTAACTTCTACAACACCACGAGATGTTTCTACTTTATCAAAGACGACATCATCATAGCACACAGGCATAGCTACGAGCTTGCTTGAAGGTTCAAACGGCTTGTCGAACACCTTGTACCCTGCTTCCTCAAGTAGACCAACAGTAGGATCATCCTTGGAGAACGTGATGTTGTTGATGAGATACTTACCGAGTGGTTTGTGTACACCCTCTGTAGTGTCCATAATCTTTGACAAGGTACCAGAGGGTTTAACTGTGGTGACTGCCTTAGCCCTTGGAGTACCAAGCTCGTCAGCCATAGAGTCAGCACCCCTACGTGCCATAGACCGAAGTGACTGAAGCATTACCGGTACATTGTTTCGACCCTGATAGTAGTCGACATACTTAACGATACCTGTACCACCAACACCGCACAGGCGTAGGAACTCGTTCAGCTCATGCCATGAACGTTGCAGGATACCATCGTCAAGGTTCACACAAGTCTGACGGTAGTTAGCTCTGGCAGCAAGCCAGATAGCATGTTCAAGAGCCTCTTGATCACCAAGGAACTTACCCCAATCCACCTCTACGAGGTTACAGAAAGACTTGTTACCCAGAAGGATTTCAGCACATGGGTTAACACCCTTGAACCATGGAGCACGTTTACGAGCAGACTCAGCATTGATGAATCCTGGTTCTGAACCACCCGCTTCTACAATCTTGTCAAAGATGTAAGACAGCTCCCACTTGGTGGGCTTTGTGTCGAACATGATTGAATTGTTAGACTGCTGACGGTGCTCATTACCATGCAGCCAGAAATCTTTTTTAGCCGAGATGAAGGCATCAACCTCTGGGTTAGTCACAGGTAGTACAGCGATCTCTGCGCTACGGCGTGACGACAACACAGTACCCATGTGGTTCAATAGGTCAAGGATATCCATGTGTCGTAGTAGCTGACCTGCACGATCATTGAGGATACCACAGATAGCTGTCTGTGATACTGAGAGGTCTGCGTCACCAGAACTAATCCAACCATAGCCTTTCAAGCGCATACCAGCAGCCCGGATCTCACGGTAGTTTAGACGCACAATATCTACACGCTTTTTCATAGCTACTAGCTTGCCAAAGGATTTGGCCCAAGCAGCTGCAGAGTCTCCAACAACAACCTCCCAGACTGTCTTGCCATCTTCTTGGTAGAAAGCCTCTACATTATCTTCTGCACCCTTGGGGTCACCCTTCTGCTTCTCAGAGCGTACTACCTGTACTTCAACAGGTGAAGTGAAGCCACTAAGGATACCCACAGCTGGATAGAAGCCAACACCACAACCTTGCAGTAGCAAGTGCTGAGCATCAACAACATCATGTACCGTCTCTACGTTACCGAAGCTACAGTTGAACTGTGATGCCTCACGTGTCTTAGCTACGTCTGTACCACCGAGCCACAGTGTACGTCCTGATGTAGTGGCCTTGCGGTCAATCATAAGCTGTCTAAGCTCCGCAAGTTCTGCGGACTGTTTCTCGCTAAGCTCCGCACGTTGTTGACGTTCCCAGAGCCAGCGCTGGTGTCCAATCACACGGTCTACTGTCTGCTCCCATGTCTCAAACACTGTACCCTCATCATTGAGAGGGCGGTTGTAGGTACGCCGTGTCACTACCTCTGCACGTGTCGATACTTTTTGATAGTTACCTGTCATCGCCTGATCCTTTTAGTGTTCCACGGGCCTGTCGCCCATTCAGTTTATCCATGTTCAACTTAATGATTGACTCAAGAGAGTGTCCATAGATGTTACCAAGGGCAGTTGTGTAGAAGATTACGTCTCCCAACTCTTTGGCAATATCTTCTTCTGTGAACCTTGAGCTATCTCGAATGAGCTTCTTTATCTTTTCTGCTACTTCACCTGCCTCACCTACAAGGCCTAGTGTATTCTCTACAAGCCTTTCATGACCCTCTGTTAGAATCTTATCCTCAACCCACTTGTTGTAGTAATCTAAGTTGTACAAGTCTTCACCACTCAGCATTGATATCCCCTTTATTTATTTGATAAGTCACTCTCCGGTGTACTCAACTTCAATTTCTTTTATAGTCATGTCATCAAGATCATAGATTAAACCTTTAAGCATGTCCCCAATAACGTCTACATTTTCGTTATTCTCAAGTTCAAGAAATGGTGCATCTGGCTCAACATAGATGACCATGTTCACTGTATATTCTTTCAAGAAACGGGGCATTAGTTATACCTCTTCATTCTTTTGTGTCAACGATTTTATCAAGTAGCTGCAAGGTAATATAACCCAAGGCTGGATCATCTACTGCTAAGATGTTTGCACCCTCTACATAGGTGACTGGGTAGCCTTTTTGAATGCCTGTGACAAAAGTATTTAGGTGTGTCTGTGAAAGTTCTCTTGGCTCAGCCATACATACGCTCCAATGTTGCAAGTGAGATAAACTCAGGTTCATAGATACCGTTTTCAATTTGACGTTTAACTACGATCCCTTTCCACCACTCGTGGTTTGCTTGTCCAGCCCAGCTTTCTTCGTGGCCTTTGAAACAGCCAGCAACGAGACCAATAATCCCGCGTGGGTGTGCACCGTCTTTAAAATAGAGACTCCGCTTATGAGAGTGACCACAAGTGCTAGAGTGGTTCCGATTCTGAAGGAGGGAATAAGCATGGTGAGTACCAGAAGTAGCTGTCCCATAATTACCAGAGCTAAAGTAGTGAGCGTAACTAACACCATCGTAATCAGCGATGGAGGGGGCAGAATTTTCATACTCGTGATATTCATCAAACCAGTGCGAGGTCTGAAGATGTTTGAAAGAAATGCCCACACGATCACCTTCAATTCTTGGGTCGTTTGCGATAGCTTTCTTAATACGGTTTTCATGGTTGCCCTCAAAGCCAATCCAAAATGGACGTTTCTTTTTGTTGCTCTTAAACTTCCAACGCATCCTTTCTTGCGCATCATTGTAGGAGTCAATATCTTTTTCATAAGACTGAGACACAATTGCTTGTGGGTATCGTGTATCATAAGTGTTGAGAGACCTCATATCGGCCCCATCACCAAGGTCTACAACGTAGTCTGGTTTGAGGTCAAAGAGAAACTCTCCAAGCCAACTAAACCGATCATTGCCTACACTGGGGTCAGCATGGGCACAGGTAAGAATTACTGCTGTTTTTGACATACTCTTTCGCTTTCTGCTATATCTAAGTCAGATGGAATACTGAGGCTAATTGCTTTTTCAGAAGTCATAACCAGGTTTGAGAAGTTGTTTGCGTCTTCAAAATTTGAGAAGTGTAGCTCTGTGATAATTAACTCACCCTCAATAGAAACCTTAACTATTAGTGTCCAGACACTTAAACCATCTTGAATTGGCCCATCTAGCACTGCCCACACAAGAACATATTGCTCATTATTTTCGTATGACTGCCTCCGTCTTGGTCTAAATAAGTTCACTAACCTATTCCACATCTTTCCAACCTTTCAGAAGTTCTAGGTAGTGCTCTACCGGAGTTATAACCAACCAGTCTGATCTATCTGCACGAAAGAAGACAACTGGTGGATCGTTTGTGTGTGACCTTGCTTGATCAAGCCAGTCATACTGAGTCTTCATGCCAGACTTTCTCCGTTTAACCTCCACAGATATTGGCATGAGTTTATGTGCAGCGGGTGAGAGTTGTATATCTGCACCACCCTCACCCATAATTGCTGACTTGATATCCCCTTGTTCAAGCTGGGGAAAGAGTTCATAGAACATGTCCCTGATCTCTTGCTGCCCAAGTCTACCCTTTTGTTTGGCTGACCTTGCCCTACTCATTCGACTAACTCCGGTACGTTTGGCTCTTTCTTAACCTCTGCAAGAAATAGTGGTCCAGAAGAGTAGATGAAAGTTCTAACCTCTGGCCAACAGATCTTGCGGAATTGGCAGTAACCACACTTTGTATTAAGCTTCATGTTTGGGCTTGTCTTACTCTGTGGTACAGGTGCTAGGCGATCCTCTGGTATGTCACCAGCTACGAGAGCCTTCTTTTGTTCAATCTCTTTCTCCTTGGTCTCAAGCTCTTTAGAGAAGTCATACATATCCAAAGCAAGCTTGAAGCGGTCTTTCTTTACTGCAAGGAATGCCCCACGTTTTTTATCCGTAACCTTGGGGTCATCTTTACCTGCATAGACGTAAGAAGATAGCTGGCTTATATAACCAAAAGGGTCATCTTCTCTAAGAGACCCCTTTGCAAACTTCTCAAACCCGTATGATGATGCAGACTTAACGTCAACAGTCACGCCATCAATGATGACATCTCGGTGACCTTTGATGCCATGAACATCGAGCCTATCCTGCTCACCCTCTACCTTGTGGCCAGAGGCCTTTACGACAGCGATTATGAAAGCCTCCAAGAGGTCTCCATAAAAGAATGTCCCAAGTGACTCTGCTGAGAGTGGTTCCCCCTTGTCAGACATGTTTACTTTATACCACAAACTACGCTCACAAGGATCGCCAAGAGCTGACAGACTGAGATAGCCACGAGGTTCTTGCGGTTTTGAAAACCTGTTCTCTGCAACTTCAGAGATGCTTTCTGCAAGATACCTCGTGATAGCACTATCCCAACCACCAAGGCCAAGTATCACGTTATTCATGTCGTTAATGAGTGTGTCAATAGTCTTGGCCATGTGGGCTCCTTAGAATGGGATCTCGTCGCTCAGGTCTTCTTCCATTGGTGGTGGAGTCGTTGTAGGTGTTGCTGCCTTCTGTGGTGCAGGTGCCTTACCACTCTCATCTACCTTGAAGGGGTCTGTTGGACCTTCGTAAGGTACATGCTCCAGGATCTTAACTTTCTCAATTCGTGTGGAGAAGGTCTTGACCGATGGGAAGTAAGTAACAACGAGCTGGATACGTCCGATAGAGCCGTTACCAATCTCACCATCTACTTCGTGGTTCCATGGGTTACCATCTACACGGTAGACTGCAGGTGCACCACTGTCCCACTCACGTCCTGTCTCCCACTTACGGTCAAACTTAACTGAGGTACCTCGGCCTTCCGGGTCTGGTTTCCCCCGCTTAAGTGATCCAGTCTTCTTAAGCTTTGCCATGTTGTCATCATCAAGGATGAAGTTGACTGTTGTACGTCCGTTGGTATCTACATACGCATCGTTGTAACCTTTCTGGTCTCGGTTGTGTTCAAAGAGCTTGGCCCATTCGATGATGCCGTCGAGCTCTACGTATACGTTTTTGATGTCACTTGCCATTGTGTGTATCCTCTGTTGCTGTGAAGTAATTTTAGCATGTATTGAAAGTGGGGGTCAATAGTTAATGTATGTCTGAGTACCGATACCCAAACTTTACGTCGATATCTAGGTCAATGTTTAGCCGAAGCTTGTTGTTGACCTTTTGGATTGCTCTTCTCAAAGTGTGCTCATGCTGAGTCTCATCACCCTCCTTGATGCAGTTAATTGATTCGTCGTGAAACTGTCCGACAATGTTAGGTCTTACAGTGAGGTATGCTGCAAGCCAGTTGTCAAAACAGTATACGCCTGTACTCTGATTGATGGTGGAGAAGGCATCCTTCTCATAACGAAGAGAGTGGTAGAAGCCACTAACAGGGTTCTTAACCCACATCTCCCCACCGATCATCTTGACTGTCTTCAAGACATCTTCAGAGAACTTCTTGATACCCCAGTTGCGATCCCAGTAAGCCTCAAGCAATTTGCTGGCCTCGCCCATTGCAATACCAGTGGCCCTGTGGAGCTTCTTAACTCCCACCCCGTAGATAGCGGAGTAGTTGACCGGCTTGAACTTCTTGCGGATCTTGTGGATCTTGTAGTAACGATCTTTGTCATTGACAGTATCCTCATCGGAAGTTGTGTAGAAGCGGTAGTCATCAGGGTCTAGGTAACCAGCTTTAACCGCTAGGTCAAGGTGCTCATCAAAACCTGGAGTTGACATCTCCTCCACATAGTCTGGGTCATAAGGGTGCAGATAGTGACGCTTGGTTGTGGACTCAAGGGATACCATGTCTGCACCGCAAAGTATGAAACCTTCTGGGGCTGTCAGTGCACCACGTACCTCTTTACCCCAAGGCTTATCAACACCCGGAAGATTGACAAGAGGTTTCTTGTGTTTGAACCTCAACGTGTTGGTAAGGCCATCGACCTCAGCCCTGAGATACCCATCAACCTGACACTCTTTAAAACCCTTGAAGATAGCTAACCTGTGTTGAATAACAGTTAGTCCATCAAGAGTTGCAACACCTGGGTTATCCTCTATGAGGAGCTTTACTGATGCTGTAAGCTCACCATCTTTACGGACCTGTGGTACTGCGCGCTCTGAACCATCATCATTCTTTTTATAGTCGAATGTGCATGGAACCCAACCAAGGCTAAACAACCAGTTCTTTACCTGATCAGATGAGCCAGGGTTTGCTGGTTCAAGCTCCTTAAGAACCTTCAGATCACCCTTGTAGCTACTTGGTCTATTTTCAGACTTAAGCAGTTCTTTCCACTTCTGACCCTGAACAGATAGTGTACCATCTTTTTTGAGTGGGTTCTTTGGGAACCTCTTAGTGGTATACTTCTTGTTAAGTGGCATGTGCTGTCTAAGCTCTTCGACCTTCTCAAGCTGTTGCTGTGTGAGGGTCTCGATGCTCTTCTCTACTAAATCTAGGTCAACCTTCCACCCAGCATCCTCTGCCTTAGCGGCTGATTCCATCTTGAAGGTAAGGTACTGAAGAAACCTATCCAGATCTTTTTTATCGTCGTAGATCATCTTTGCTTTTCGTATAAGGTTTTGCCAGACTCCCCAGTTGATCTTAACATCTTCTTCACACCTGTGGGTGTACTCCTCTAAGCTTAGACTTTCCCAGTTGTCGATCTCTGGTTTCTGCACTCCAAGTGTCTCACCCCAAGAGTCAAGCCCATGACGAGACCTGCTAGGCGCAAATACCCAAGACATTGCAAGTGTGTCATAAACCTTTGCACTTACCTTGACCCCAAGAACTTTCTGTATAGCCCTGTTATCATAACGTATGATGTTGTGACCAATGAGTACTTTCTCTTCAGTGAAGAACCTACGCATATGATCATAGTCATAGATAGTGTGGAAGTTTTTGCCATCGGAAGAGTAAGAGACGCAGTGTATCTTTGTGATCGTATCTAGTAGGCCATCCGCCTCAATATCAAATACTTTCATCCTGTCTCCTTTTTGTTATGGCTAATTATAGCACCTGTCTAACTCATGCTGCAAGCCCCTCTGGCCAAGTAGTCTCTTCTAAGAGTGTTGTTTCTGGCTCATAATAAACAGCACCAGCTTTACCCAGCTTACTGAATGGTCTGTTCTTATCAACATAGAGACCGGTAGTATTTCTCAACAGTTGATCTTCGCTTTCTACATCTCGTACAAGTTTGATGCAGATGATGGCCTCTTCTTCAAGTGAAGCAGCATACTTGGTACGTCCATCATCATTGACCTGTGAGATGAAGATCACCCCAATGTTCAGCTGTTTGGCAAGCTGTGCCATTCTTGAACCTAGTGTGGTTAGAGTTGAGGTTGCACCATCAACACCTGCATCTGAGAGGTATGCTAGACGTTGAACGTGGTCGATGAAGATATACTCAGCACCGTAGACTGTAGAAGCCAACCGTACATAGTCTAGGAGCTTCATAGGATCGTCGTGTGCCATCATCTCGAAGATGATAGTACGTTCACCCTTGGTAGCATCTTTAGCTGCTGTGACAACCTCGTCTTCAGAGATACCGTTCCATGACGCATCATCCTTAGTACGGACATTCACACCAAGCTGATAGGTGGCCATAGCACGATACGTTGTAGACTTCATCTCTTCCATATGGAGCATGGCAACACGGCAAGTTTCTGTACGAAGCATTGCAGTCTCAAAGAAGCGGATGATCTCAGTCTTACCGGTACCACGCGGTGCTTTGATGAATGTGATTCCACCCTTCACAAGACCACGACACATGCTATCAAGTTCTTCGTGGCCAGTTGGTGTATACTCGTATGGGTTCTCCTGAGTGATAGCAGTCTCAACAGCCTCATCACTACAGAAGAAGTTCTCTGGTGAGTACCGCTGTGGTTTGAGTGCTGCCCACTTGAGAAGTTCACTGTCACCGTTTGTAAGGAAGTCATTAGCATCCTTGTACTTGTTCATTGGGACATAGTAGAACTTCTCTGGGAAGACCTCGTAGAGCTTATCAGCTGCCTTCCTGCCTGCATCATCTAGCTCACCTGCATAGACAAGCTCTTGGAAGTTTGCAAGATACTCATGGTTGGCCTTAAGAAACTTCTCACCGATAGATGCGCTGGGGAGCGACACCACAGGGAATGTCTGTCCCAAGATCTGGAACAGTGAGGCTGCATCAAACTCACCCTCAGTGATATAGAGCCGCTTAGAAGAGCCGGAGTTAAAGTTTGGACCAAAGAATTGTTTCATCCCAAGACCGACATCTTTGACCCAGGAGTTAGCCTTGTTGTTGTAGTCTCGATACTTTACTGTGTGTGGGTATTTGTAAGCATAACGGATAGGCTCACCATTAGACATCTGAACTTGGATGCCGTAAAGTTTTGCTACCTCTTCATCAAGCCCACGGATGCCCTTATAGGTAAAGCCCGTAATCTCTGCTGTTTTTGGGTTTATCATGGTTTTCAGTGGGTACTCCTTTTTGGCCCAGTCAAATGTCTCTCCCATGCCCTTGCTTGGATAAGACTCGCTACAAGAGTGGCAGTGTCCGTACCCATCATCATTCCAGTTGAAGGCATCCGAAGATCCACAATCAACAAATGGACAGGCAAGGTGTGGGTTGTCGCTCATAGTTAATTCCTTATTCGGGCTCTTGTTCTAACTCAGCTTGTCTGAGAAAGATTAGGTGGACTACATCAACAATAGATACGTCAGGACAAACCTTCAAGGCCTCCCGCAATAAATTTTCTTCACCCTTAGTCATCACCTGTAATCTTGTGTCGGTCATCTGTTCCTATTCTCCTGTTCTCGTAGGCAATTAAAAATGCCACACAACATACTGCGTGGCTTAGGTGAGAGAATCCTGTCTCTGGGTCTTTGTCTTGACCCCTCCACCATGACCACAGATGTCGCATCATTGCCGCAAATGGTCGTGACCAGTCCATGCCAGCCTCCCAGTTACGGGGCTCATATTTTTGGGCACCAAAGGTCAACACCTTTGCGGCTTCTTCAAGAAGTTCTGGCGGAAGTAAGTCATACCTTGGCTTACCGCTGTCATATTTTATGCCGCCAAAAGACTTCTTAACATTACTCATTGTCTAATCCCCTTCCTAGGATGCTATCGAATACATAGTCTAAGTTAGTACCAGTAATCCCACAGTAGATCAGGAGCTTTAGCCCTAGCTCTTGTGCTAGTGCTGCTGTGGTGTCATCCATGTCAAACTCTATGGTAGCACTACCGTCCTCATGTTCAGTGAGCTTTGTCACCTGCATGTATCCTACTTCGTCAGTCATATCATCCTCCATGATAGTCAATCACACGGTTAAGTGCTGCTATGTCTTGTACAAGGCTTTCCCAGTCCTTCATTTGAGCTGGCGTAGCATTTCCTGTGCCAACTTTGAAGTCTAGCTCCTCACGTAGCTCAGTACACGTATCACGGGAGCTTTGGAGTGCAGCTATTACCACTTTATCCATAAGCTCCACTGCTGCGTTCGATTGTAGTACACTCATCATTACGTTTTTAACATCCATAGTTGTTCTCCGTCTTTTGCGTGTTTGTAGTGCGTGTAAGTCGTAACGGCTGAATATGTCTTACGAAGCTTACATTCTACTTACCATTTGCGGTAAATACAGGGGTTAATCTCCGCATTTACTCGGTCGTTTACCTTTGACAGTAAGCATCCATGCGTTGAAGTCAGATGTAGTCATGAAGTCCTGCAGCACACGTTCAATAGCCCACAGTAGGTCTTCATCTACACCCATGTCCATCCCACCCTCGTCCTTAACGGGTACTGAGCACATGTTGTAATACTTCATTAGGCTACACACTACGATCTCTTCTTCGAAGTCATCCTCTAGGTCACGCAACATACGGCTAAAGCGGTCTGTGACCTGAGTAGCTGCACTGCGGGTTACGTTGTAGTCAGTCATTGTGTTTTTCCTTTACTGGCCAGTAATACTTGCAATCTTCACCCCAACCTTCATAAGAAACAAACCACGCTTGCCTAAACTCGCTTGGTTGAGTACCACTAGCAGGGTTACGGTAACACTTATGTTTTAGTGGGCAGGTTGTGCTGCTGCACATACTAATATCAGGCATAGTCTTTCACTCCGTGTTTGTCAATGGCATGTAGCATAAGTAGAAGAGACTTCTTAACGTCTTCAATGTCCTCTCCTGTTATTTCTACAGGGGTGATTGTCCAAGTATCACCTCCCTCTAGAGAGTAGTACTCGTGGATAGCATAGTAGCCATCACCCTCAAAGGCGGCAGGGTTTTCCCGCTTGTGATACATCAGTTGGTAGTGCCAGTAGTCACTCATCGTCTTGTCCTTTCTCGTCACTACGTTCCTTTGATAGGTCTGCGAGGGCTGCTCGTGCGTTATCTAGCTCCATGTTCAGGTGCATACCCTTCAGCAGTAGGCTATACCCTGAGAACAAGCCCACCATGCCACCCAAAGCCTCTACCGCCTTCGCCAGTTTAAGTCTGTTTTCCTCACACTTGTCCCATGCATCCGCACTATCCTTCCTCCAGTATTTCAACTCTGCCTCAAGTTCCTCGATGTGGGCTGCGGCTTGATCTAGCACCCAATCATTACGGCAAGAGTTTTGTGCGGGGCTGCAAACACGTCGGTCATATAGCCGCTCCACTAGATCATTACTCATCGTCTTGTCCTTTCATTGTGCTGCTTAGTTCTGCGAGGGCCGCACGGGAACCGCACCTCCCACTATCCCCAACACATTCAAATGTAATGGATTGCAGTGCCTCCACCGCCTTCGCCAGCTTGGCTTCCAGTTCCTCTACAATTTTTCTGTGATCTTCGTAGGTCACCAAGTCCCCATCCTCAGCTTCAAACGGCCACTCTTGGGGCCACGCATCGTACCGTTGAATGCTAGTCATCGTCTTGTCCTTTTAGTAAGGCGTTCTGCGGCGGCTATTGCCCGTTCCAGAGGCTCCATCGCATACAGTTTGAAATTACTGTGATCTATTGACAGCCGCACCGCACGTTTTACCACTACAAGCAATTCCGCCAGCTTACCCTCCAGCGCCTCGATCCGTGCCTCTGCCTGCTCAAGCTCTGCCGTGACCTCTTCTAGTGCGTCCCAGTCCTCACGCTCGTCGAGGCTTTAGTTTCTTCATGATCGTAGCCATCACACTTCCTCCACGAATATCTCAGGGTTGCCGCCATCCTCATCACGTTCAATGCGGTAGACGCAGATGCCCTTCAAGCCAACGCTGTGTGGGAAAGTTTGATCACGGCTGGTAAAACTATTGTAACCTAAAGTGGCGTCCTGATAAACATTGTGCCACGTTGTGATGCGCTTGGGGATGTCGTGGAGGCATGTGTCGTCAGTGGGGTCCACCCCTTTCGCAGTCCAATATCGAGCATGTCCAGCAGCGTTATGACCAATAAACGGAAACAATTTGTTTGGCCCTCGCCCCAAGATGACAGCTTTGTTGCCATTCCCATCGACATACTCAGCGGGAAACTCTGTTGGTGGTGTGAATTTACGGTCAGTCATTCGTTTCTCCTTCTCTGTACTCCTCGTTTAGGTCTTTGACCCATTCCATATAGTCAGCATAATCTATCTCACCAGCAAGAAACATATCATCTAGTTCGTACATTGCTTCGTCATACTGTTCTTCAGTCATTGTGTTTCTCCCATAAGTGCAGACCATGATACAGGATACAGGTCTTGCATGATAGTAGACACTTGGTCAGCCACAAGGCGTGACTCATACTGTGTGTCTTCCTTGCAACGAAGGCGGCACATGTCAGCAAAGGCATCCAGTGAACCTGACCAGTACCACTCGGTCATCGTGGACTGAGGCAAGACCATACGTGCTTGTTCAGGTGCTACACCTTCAGCCAAGAGTTCTTTGTAGAGGAACCAAGGCTGAGTTAATGCTTCATCCAGATATTTATATTGGACATCAACTACACCCT